ATTGGTGATTTAACCCTGATGTACGAGCATAAACAAGTTGACCCAGACGATTTTTGCAAAGAAGTCAGTTGCATAAAGAGCGATTTTGTCGAAAGTATTATGGATTTGATTAGAGAGCATGAGGAGTCGTTGGAGGAGAAATAATGTTCGAGTCGATACGAAAATCAATCGAAAAGCAAAATAAACTGCTTGAAGAAATCCTGGAAAAGGGTAGTTTAGAAAGTGTCTTAAAAGATGCAAACCCAATCGAAACTAGTGCCACGTCTTTACATATGGATCCGTATAATTACGATGAAACAAGGAGATGTGTAAATGGTAATATCAGTGAACGTATTCTAGAAATCGTGAGGCTGTATGGAGAAGTGAAATATCTGAGTGAGGTAATTCCAAAGCAGTACGAAACCTTCAAACGCATTAAACAGCAGGCTCCGAACGGGACTGTGTGGGAAGACATAGACAATTTCATTAAAAGGTATGAGGAGGAGCATAAGAAATGAAGTCTAAGATTAACTGGAGCAACGTAGATTTTGACGCATTAATTACAATCTTGCTATTTGTGATAGGTCTTGCATTCCTTATCGTCATGAAGGTGATGGACTCCAGTAACTTCTCGTCTAGGGATGAGATTTGTCAAAAGCACTTTGGTAAAGATTATGTCTGGAAAAATGGGTATAGAAGTGCAGACTTTTGCGTAGACAATTCAGGAATACCAAAGTACCCTAAATCATGGAGTAAGAATGAAAACTGATTTTAGCTCATCTAATAATAGTTGGAGCGACATAGCTATTGTTGCAATAATAACTTTAGCAATTGCTGCTTTATTTGCACCGCTCATTGTTTGGGCAGCTCAAATGTCCAAACAAGAGATTGAAAACATGAACACTGAAGCTCGTTGTAAAACAGCTGGTGGCAAAATGGGCTATTCAAAATGTTACAAAAATGGAAAGGAGATCTAAATGAAAATCTATAATGTAGGACGCGAAGAGTTAGGCGAATATGATTTAGAATATCTAGATAAAGAGGTCTACGAATATCTTATATATAACTACCACTATGAAGAATACGAGGGTAGTGGTGCAGCAGTCCTTAAAGATAAAAACGGCAAGTTCATGTTTATAGACTTAGGTCATTGTAGCTGTTATGGTCCACTAGAAGAGTGTAATCCGAAATGCATTTATTCATTAGATGAAATAATTAAGTTGTTAGATAAACGCTGTCAAGATAAATGGGACAAAGAGTACGCTGAAGATATTGCTGAAAAGCTTAATGAATTGGAAGGGTTAAAATGAAAAGCTATAACAATGGAATGTAGGAAAGGAAGTCTAATCTAATGAGGGAAATTAAGTTCAGAGTCTGGAATAGTTCGTCAAAAGAATATATTTCAAATAACTTCGTGTATATGTCACCGAATGGAAAACTTCTATTCGTACCTATTCTATCTAAGCCTAATCTCTATAAACAGGTTTCCGACATACTGGGCGGTGAGAATATTGTCGAACAATGGACAGGACTGAAGGACAAGAATGGTAAAGCTATTTATGAGAATGATATCATCTTTCAGAAGCCACTAAGTAAAAACTCGATTGGCTGGGCAGGTAAGATTATTTTTAAGCAAGGTGCATTTATGGCTGAAGTTTACGAAAGAGGAAAAATTGTTATGTACCTATTCTTGAGTGATTTCAATCCAGAAAAAACTTGCGAAGTAATAGGTAATATCCACGAAACAAATGTAAATGATTTACAATAAAGATTTATCTTAATTAACAATAGAAAGGAGTTCTTATGTGGAGGTTATGGCATAAATTATTCGGTTGGGATTATATTCAATGGAACCTGGGTCTGGGTACACACGGCATTAGACGAATACGAGTAGCTCCAAATGGACTTGTCTATTTTATATGTCTAGGTGAAATTATTAATTTAGCCGAACCAGAGTATTATAAAATTACATACTTGACTTGTTCGAAAGATAAATATATCAAGTAATTAATATCGATTAAATAACTAAATCACTATAATTGCCGCTATTCTTTAACAGGAAAACGGCAATATTTTTATTGTAAATTTTACACCATTTTTATTGGAAAAAGTATTGCAATTTGTATACACTTTATATATAATATAGATAGTTAGATAAGAAGCAGTATAGCAACAATATCTAACCACAATATCATATTAAAGAAAGGGCAAAGTAAATAATATGAAACTACAAGGTACAAAGAATGAATATCAGCACGCATTTTTATGGCGAGAAGCTAGCACAGGTCTATACAACGTAAGATGGCAACTAGATGACGGTGACATTATTCGTTACTGGGAGCGTAAAGGTAATGGCTGGTTGGAATTTAAAACAGCTGCTGAGGCTCGTAAAAAATACAATGAAATTAAAAAAATAATTGAAGGCTAAATAATTAAAGGAAATATTGCAATGATTATTTACGAACGTCAATTAAAGCAACAGGTTCATTTACTTAAAGAATTAGGTAAGCAAGAATATAAAGGTGAAGAAGAGCAAGCTTGTTATTCACGATTCTATCACCAAACAGTCAATCTATTAAAAGAATATTTACACAAACATTTTAATAATATAAAAGCCTATAAGTATTGGACTGACGGTGATCGAGTTTTGACCCTATTCGATGGAAACCACGACAAGCAAATCGATATAATACTAGGTCGATAATTTTAACACCTGCCCCGCCCGAGGCATAAATCGGGCAGAAGGAGGATTATATGAGAAAATTGACAAGGTTAATGCGAATTGAAGAAAGTCTAGTTAATGAAATTGAAGTGCTTGCAAAAGAGATGCACGCATCTGTAACGTGGACAACGGAGTACTTGTTAAGGCAACAACTTAAACGGATCGCAAAAGAAAATAACGCTGAAGATAATTAAGGTGTGAAAGGAGAAATGACAATGAATATTAAGCGAAATGACAAGGCATTTTTCTATCAGACTAGCCTTGTACAACTCAGAGCAATTAATGTTCTCTTGAGTGCAATTACTTCGTCAGCGATACATAATCTTGACACCTTCGATCGAGAACTTGAAGAATTAAATCAGCTGGAAAGAATGCTATTAGATTTGAAGAATAAGTATCAGAATCGTCTTAACGAAGAATAAAGAAATTAGGGGTGTATGAAAATGAAAGATAAGGGTATAGATTTCATAGTGTTGGTGGGCGTTGTAGGATTGGTGTTTCTTGTGAGCAATTCCTATACTTTATTCAGAGCCGCGGTATTACTTCTGTTGGTAACAATTATTTACCAATTAGAAAGAAAGGTTGAAAAATAGCCTCTATTTTTGTATAATAAATATATAAATATGGAGGGGTAAAGTGATAGGACAGGAAATATTCCAGACACAAGAAGAGAAAGAACGTATTGAACGACTTGAGAAATATATTATCAAAGTCGATGAATCTCTAGGTAAAATAGCTGAGGAGCTTAAAGAGTACGGACAAGTTTCTTACATGAGCGAACAAGACGTTCAACGCGAATTAAGTACCTTGCCTGATTTAATTGCTGACGCTAATTTACTACTATCTAAAATACAACGAGCCTATGATTACGCAAAAGACGATTCTAAACGCCAGATAGCTAAATTGTGGGGTCAATGCACTAAACGTAAAGACATTCTAGGATTAAATAATCAAAAGGAACAAGAGGCTTGGGTTATTCAGAACGAAGAGTATGTACGAGTAGTGAGGATTGAGATTGAATGGAAATACCAAGTTCAGAGAGTCAAGTCAATTGTTGATAGATATGAGAATAAGTTTGCCTCAGCACGTAAGTTGGCTAACTTAATTGAAAAGGATCAATCTAATAACTATAGAAGAGAATCATATGGAGGTCAATTATGAAAATTATTACAAATTTACTATTATTTCTATTCTTTGGAGCTATCGTTTATTTAACAATAACTAATGAGAGTTTCTTTAAGGGTATAATAGTTATTGCATTAATTATAATTACTCTCGGAGTATGTGCTATTTTATCTGAATTAGCTAAGAATGAAGATAAGAAATGAGATTTTCATTAAAGGTGAATAGTTTATGGTAAAGACTAAACTACAGAAACAACTCAACAAGTTAGTTAAAGATGGATATATTCGTGTTCAAAGACATCCACAGTTACCATTGAGTATTTATACATATACACAGAAAACTGAGGTTGAAAGAAATTGGATTCCAGAAACTCGTATGGCAAGAGGGTTAGTCTTAGATGATTCAGGACGAATAGTTATAAATTGCGTTCCAAAGTTTTTCAATGCAGGACAACCTGATGCAGAAAATGTAGCTTTTGAGGATTGTTATATCACGGCTAAAGAAGATGGTTATATGATTCAGATTATCAATGACCACGAATATGGATTAATAGTTACATCTAAAGGTTCATTTGAAAGTAAGTATGCCCAGACTGCTTATAAATTAGTATTAGATAGTCTTGGAGAGGATAAACTGGTAGAGGATATTCTCTTCTGTTGTGAATTGTTAATGGATTTTCCTGGAGATGAAAGTATTATTGTTACTAGACATGGAAATGTTCCGAAATTAAAATGCTGGGCAGTAAGGTTTAATGATGGAAGTGAATTATTCCCTACCTCAGTTAAATTACCGGCATTTCTTACCCCTGTTGAAAGTTTTACCCCAACACGAGCTAGAAAATATCTAGAGAAATCTGGTATCGAAGGAGTTGTATTATGCGACATTGAAACTCGAGCTAGAGTTAAGATCAAAACTCAAGAGTTCATAGAGCGACATAGATTTATCTCAAACATTACTCCTAAGAACATCTGGGAACGCTTAAAAAATGGTGAAACCTTGGTAGATATGAATATTCCAGATGAATTTCTGCCTCAAGTCAAGCCTATTTACGAGAAGATAGTATCTGACTACCGACAAATAAAGAAAGACTCATTCCGTTTAGTAGGTATGACCAAAAATCTAACAAATAAGACGGTAGCATTAAATACTAGCCTAGGATTAAGTGAGGAAGATAAGCATTTAATCTTCTTTTTCCGTAGAAATCCATCAGGAGATGAAGTGTCCGATTTCTATTGGAATAAGGTAAAACCTAAGAATTGTGAAGAAAAAGCATAAAAACTATTGACTTTTTATCATTTTTGATATATAATGGATATATAAGTTAGAAAAGAGCTAGCTTATAAAAAGAAAGGACATATTAAAAAATGAGTAAATTAGAAAACTCCAAGAATACAAACTTTAGCTTTAAGCGTCTTATAGATGGTATAATGGCTATTGTAATGGCACTCATCGTTTGTTCGATGTCGTGGTCAGCCTATACAATTTGGAATGGGTTGGACGGTAAGTTACCAAAGATTCTTATCTTGCCACAAATTGCCTTTACACTTTATCTAATAGTAACCGCTTTTGCAGCGAAAGGAAAAAATAGCTAACTCTAATCTTTGGTTTAAGGGGAAGCACTTGTTATGAGTAAATTAACCAAAACTCCACAGAAGCCATATTTCATGGAAAAAATGATAATTGGCTTGCTAGTAATTAGTTTATTAGCAGTCGGCACCTGGGCATTTCAAAATAACAAAGAACAAAACGGTCGAATTGAGTTTCAACACACACAAATTAAGACGAAAGATGGTGAACTCAAGAAACTTAACAATAATTTAAATAAGATCAATCAAGACTTAGATAAAACAACTAAAGAATTAGATAATTCGAAGAATAGTAATGCTGAATCTCAAAAGAAGATTGAAGAATTAGAAAAGCAAAAACTAGAATTAGAATCTAAACTTCAAGCTAAGGCTGAGGCTAAACAAAAGCTAGCACAAGCAGCTACAGTATCGAAAACGGCTTCAGCAGCAGCTCCATCAAGAAATGTTAGTGGAAATAAGCAACAATTGATGGCACAGGCAGGAATCCCAGAAAGTGATTGGGCGTACGTAGATTACATCGTAACCAAAGAATCTAGCTGGAATCCACAAGCCCGAAATGCAAGCAGTGGAGCATTCGGATTAGCACAATGTCTTAACAAGCCAGCAAATTCATTATGTTACTCTTCTAACCCTGTAGACCAACTTAAATGGCAACACTCTTACGTGAAGAGCCGATATGGCAGTTACGCTGGAGCATACAGCTTCTGGACGAGTAATCATTGGTACTGAGATAGTATAAATATAACAATAGACCCTGTAATATGGGTCTATTTCCTTTTCTAAGCGTTTCTAAGCGACTTTAGAGTAATAGTTGATAAATTATACCAATGTAGATAAAACTCTGTAATTAGAGCGTCTACGGCGTTTGTTAGATATTCTCTGACGAGTAATTCCTTCTTTAATGAATGGTAATTGATTTTCAATAGCACATAAAGCTAGATCAGCTAGTGGATCTCTAGTTTTATCAATAAGACACATAACATTATCTATCACATCTAGATATTTAGTAGAATGGTTCATTTCGGTCATTACCTGTCTAATCGCCGTACTGCCTAACAATGGAACACCTTCCCATAACTCATTGTGAAGTTCTTGGTGGATTTGAATATCCATCGGCACTACTAGTCCATTAGTTTCTCTTAAACAAGCTCCCTCTGGCGTATCTTGCCATTTTTTCCGTTGATATAGAATATGGTGAAGATTCTCTTTCATACTTCTATAATACTACCCTCTAGACATAAATCAAGTTTTCCTGTATAATAGATATGTAGTTTATTCAAACTACTTCTGTCCTTTCTGATAGACCTCATTCGTGGGGTCTATCTTTTCATATAAAGAATAACCCCTATTAAAGGGGCTATTCCGAAAGGAGGGGCAAAGGTAGGCTATTCGCCTACTTTCCTATATTATCAAACTTCTATTTACTGTCTTTATAAATACCAAACATGGTTAGAAGGAATGCACCAGCGGCGGCACAAACGCCTGACAATGCTGATACTTGTTCTAATGTACCCAATTGTAAAGCTACTGCTAATTGAGGAATAATAATTCCTAGACCAATTAAACCATCACCGATAAAGTAGACTGTTAGTTTAGTTCGTTTACTAATTCCTTTTACAATGTCTTGTACTTCGTCTGATTCAGAAACATTTTTAGCTAGATCGAGAGCTTGTCGGTTCATCTCTTCAATAGCTTTAATGTCGTCTTTAGTATAGATAGGGGTTGCCACTTTCTTTTCTCCTTGTTTTTCATTTACATTGTTAATTGGCTTGTCGTCTTGTTTATTCACAGTAGTTATTTTTGCCAAGCTTTTAATCTCTTCTATCGATTTGCTTGTAACATTCATATCCAGTTTACCATCATAGCCAGGTATTGTACCTGATTCTGAATATTGATGAATAAACGAACCGTGTGCGTAATTGCCTGGATTTCCATAGTTTGGATACCAATCGACGCGTTCCAAGCCCAATTTCTTAATAATACTTTCACCTGCGTAAGTAAAGACCTGTTTTCCAGTTTTCTGCAGCACAATGTTACTAAATACGCTAATTTGTTCAGCTGTACCCTCAAAGTCTGGTTCAAGGTCAATGAATAACAATTCACCAGCCTGATTTCCTAGAGTTTCAATACACTTTACGAAGTATTCAGCGTTCTGCTCTGCTTCTTCTCTAGTTGAAAAGTATGGTAACCAGTAAAACCCTAGTAATTTTCCAGCTTCACGGGCTTTATCTGTGAATAATTTAGCACGTGGATCTAATTTGAACTCATTTCCACCGAATTTCTCACCAACCCAGCCAGTTTTCACGATTACTCCGCCTACTTTAGGGAAGATATCTACTACTTTTTCATTCTGATAATTAGAAATGTCGATTATTTGCTTACCATAGTCTATTTCCTGCTCTTTTTCTGGCTTAGGGGTATCCACACTTAGCTCTGGAAGGTCATGTGTACTTGTATCAGTGAATGCACCACTCCATAAATAGAGTTCGTTTTCCTTGGATATGAACCAAACGTCATTATTTTCAATACTTTCACCACGACACCAAGCTTTCATGTCGATAATTGTATTTCCATTTATAATTTGGGCTACATCACTTGACGTATTCGGGGCTTTTCTAGCACGAACGCCAGATTCCACTGCTTTACGCTGATATCCCTGAATGTTGTCCTTAGGAGTGAGGTCTGGTAAGTCGTGTAAGTCTTTATCCTCGAACAATTGACGGCTCATATATTTACCACTTCGAGCAGTCACGTACCAGACTGTATCTCCATTGACAGATTCACCATCGGTAACATAACCCTTCATATCCACCACTTGGTTTGGATCGATTTCCTGAAAGATATTACTAGACGTATTAGAATCATCACGAGCATTTACAGTGCTACTGGTTTTTCTAGCTGTACCACTGATTGCTTCAGGTGTATAACCGATAATTTTCTCGGGTCGTGGTCGCAACCAACCGATAACTGCTCCACCAGCTAGGACATATGGACGGCGATATAGTCGAGCGGGAACTTGTAAGAACCCGTCCTGTTCAATAACATCAACTCCATTAGTGTCTGCTCCTGCAACAACTGCAATATGTCCATAAGGATTTCCACTCATAGCACCCCAGATAATAATGTCGCCTCTTTGTGGAATTAGATTTGGATCATTTGGATTGTTAACTATCTTTTCAAAGTACTCTTCGTTAGAATTGGCAAAAGCTTCTTTGGCATTAGCAGGACGAATTGTATTTACCCAGTCATTAAACAGCCATAAACAATAGTCATCAATGACATCTTTGCATTGGAGCCCGTAACTTCCATCTACGTCGATTCGTCGTCCTGGAGCATTGTTAATCCATTCGTTAATTCTATCCATTTTTCTCCTCCTTTTCTTTTTTCTTTATGTCAATTAAAAGTTGATCGTATAGACATCTAGCACAACTGGCAAATTCCATACCAAGGAATAAACTAGTAACTCCTGCTAGAATATCTGCCGAGCGTTTCATATTTTCAAGATTAGTTTCATTTTGATCGGCTTCATAAACCTCAGTATCAAGAGTAAAGGCTTTTACTGCATGCTTAAAATCGCACCAGTATTTCGGGTTCGGATTATCTGATAAAGCCATTAAGTCCTTCATTTGTTTTCGTCTTAAATTAAGAACCTCTACAAGCAATTGAGAAACATCCATTCCATCGATTAAATGCTCCTCTAAGTGAGAAGTTAGTCCTGCCTTTTCACCGATAGATTGAATTAAATCTACGGCATATGCTCTTGCTGTCATTTGATTACCTTGATCCCTTCAATTCGTTTAGTTGACCCATCTGGATAGATAGCTACCGCTCTTACTTTAGTAACTGGCTTACCTTCCACCACTTTTTGTGCATAAGTAATATCCTCTGTCATAAATGAACCTGTTATTTCGGAAGATAGCCCAATGTCGGTTGTAACCCTAGCTCTATAGTAATAGCGAGTGCCAGTCTTAAGTCCTGATAAGTCAAATGTAGCTTTACTGTCTTTAGTATCAATATGAAGATTTTTGCCATATGATGGAGATTCACCATAATCCAATTCCCATTTGACCACCTTACTATATTCGCTAGTATTCATACATGACGCGGTTATTTGAGCAGAAGTGGTCTTGATTTTTAATTCACCTATAGCTAGATTATATGGAGCTGAGGCTCGAGGGATTGGGATCCAGTATTCAGCCGCACCTGTATGCCCCATTGTGTCGTGGAAAAATATATACAGACGGATTGTGGTTGCTAGACTATGTACTTGTACTGAGCCAGTGTAATAGCCTGAGTGTAAATGCATCCAATGTTCTTGACCACGAATAATTCTTCGCCAACCAGTATAGGGCTTTATTAACCTGTTGGTAGATAGATTTTTATTGTCAACGCTTAAGTCGACCATCCAAGGATAATCCCAGTAGCCTTGCCCGTATGTATTTCCTGTTCTAGCGGCAACATTAAACTGATAGTAAACAGTGTTACCTTCTCGCCTAATTACATCATCAAAAGCCTGAACCCAGCATTCAGGTACATCACCGAATACGCATTGCCAGCCCCTTGCCGCCATGAATTAACTCCTTCCCGCAATAAATACAATTAGAGTTTTGCCTGGTTTCGCACTAGGTAGAGAATCACCCTCTTCAATAAGGTCAAACTCAATCTTGCTATCACGAGAGGTTAAAAATCCAGCAGATGCAATATTGTCAGATAATTTAGCAGGTTTCTTAGCTCCATTGTCAATAGAGGAAGCTGGAATAGCACTTACTCCTCGATTTACCATCACATTAGCTAGTACAATATATGGGTTACCTGCACCTATACTTGCTTGTATTTGACTTGGTGTTGCTGGTACTGGTGTGGATGTTGGAGTGCCTTTAACAACCTTAAATTTAAGACCACCTGGGTTATTGATATGTCCAGAAGTAAAATTCATAGCTCGATCGACATAAGCAACTACACAATCAATACGATTGTTAACGCTATCCGCACCTGGAATAATTATCTCTTCAGTGGAGTCTGACCATACGCCATACGAATAATTACTGAAAGGAACCATAGCAGCCCCTTCAGATATATTTAACACCATAGATGGTGATGTTCGAGCAGTTACCTCAAATCCACGAATGATCTCCCCTCCTAGAATTTCGGAGAGTATTCGGAAATGTCCATCTTCATTAGTTTTTCCGCCTGAATCGCGGTTAGATACAAATGTTGTCATATAATTCTATTTTATCACGCTCGATAGAATGAGCCTGGCTGTGTTGATAATAGGATATATGTTGTGTCTTGCGTTTGTTCAACATAGTATTTCTTTGTGTTTTTAGTCGATCCTGCACTAGGGTGGATCATATATGGACCCCAGTTGTTTGGATTTCTATGTAACATAACAAGTGGTATATCCTCCGACGCCGTGATGAAATGCAATACAATTTTCATATATCCCCTCTCATTAGCAATGTAAGGTACATGTACTTGGTATTTATAGAATTTCAAAGAATCTACACTTGCAGGTTGAGGTGAGTTCATTTTAAGTAGACTATTCTCTAATGCGGTTAGACGCTCTTCTGGTGTCATAATTTTATATACCTCTTTGTTTTTCTTGAGTTATTTGTAAAGTGCATTCATATATAGAATAAACTTTAATCTTATACCGTCCAGAGGGTGGCTGTGAAAAATGAGAAGCCGCAATAGTAATGAACTCTAGATTGTTCTCTCCTAATTCAGGGATCCAAGCAAAAGAAGGATTTTCTATGCCTGCACTAGCCATCTGTCCAGTGTATCCGTAATCAACATCGCCAAACCACGGATATTCTACTATATCTTTACCATTCACTTCGACTTCGATCATAATCATATATGGAGGTTTTATTCCACCAGTTCCAACGAAATCTAGCTGAAGAGTTGCCCAGTAAATCCAAGACCCTGGTACCTGAGCTGGAGTGTCAATAACAATCTCTTTATCCCACCGAGCAAGAGTTATTTGGGATTCTATCACCCTTACCATTCCTGAACCGAAAGAGTTTCTAGCCTGGTATTGGGTCATTTGATTTTCTAATTCTTTAAGACGTTCCATTATAATTCACTCACTTGTAATGCTCCATCTGAGAAGCTAACTATTTCTATTTCTACAGAAAATGGTAGTAAAGATTTATCACTGATATCTGGATAACTTTGGTAGGTGCTTAAAATAAATCGATCACAACTAAGAACAAGTGTGTCATTTTCAATACTATAATTAGATAGATTATTGCTAGCCATTAAGGTTCTGTGAACGCTTGATATAGACGCTTCAATACCGTCTTTATTATAAACACGTAAGACAGCATACATAAATGAATCATTACCATCTAAGGGTACAAATCGATAAGACAATTCTACCGACCAACCGCCGCGGCTAGACTTGCTAGCTATTCTATGAGATTTGAAACGAAACACTTTAGCTTCACCTAGTTTATATGCTTGGTTAGACTTCATCTGAATAAATTGTCGTTCAAGATTAGTTAATCTGCTTGCGAAGTCCACTACATATCCTCCAGCTGAACCCAGCCTGAAATACGACCTCTAGCCTGCTCTGGATACATATAATTGCTCCATAATTGATATTCTAGTGGTTCATATGCAGGTTTATTTTCAAGCCCTGCCGATACTCCATCTGTATAGTATCTTCTTCCATCGCCATAATAGTGCCAGACCTTCACATAATCGATAGGATATGGTTTTCCTAGATCTACGGTTACACTCACTTTAGTATTGTCAAGATAAGCATAGTCTGCGGTTGCTAGATTTCCATTAGTAATTCGTTCGGGGAAATGAATCCCTTCAGGATAACTGGTTACAGTAGCCTTGAAAGCTCGGTTTATTGGTTTACTATCTTGCATTTCGATAGCCTGAATCTGAACCCAGTGATTTCCTGAGTTTACATTACTGCCATTGATGATGTCTTTTATATATCTGATGTAGATAGGTTTTTTCTTAGGGATAGAAGCTCGTTTAAGTGTTAAGGTCATTGTTTCATCCATATCATTTGTGATATTCCAAGACATACCAGTGATTCGGTACTTATCTGTAATACTATCTAGATAATGGTCATTTTCCATCTCTACAGAAATAATATCTCCAGTTTCGATAGTGGTAGGATTTATAGAGCCATCTCCTACGGTAAGTGACGGAATATCTGTTGGCATTCTTCCTAATTCAACTTCTCCGCGGGAGTGTTGGTATAGAGTTGTGGATAATTTAACGTCATTCAAGGTTTTAGTCTTAACAATAGTTCCGTATTTTTTACGAGATTCTTTGTCATGAGTTATAGCCTCCAGCCTTTCATCTCCAATACCAGAACCAATCGTATAAGAATAATTAACCATATCACCGATATCTCGAGTAATAGTTCCACCTTCTAAATTAAATGGGTACGAAATATGTATATTAGTAGATTTATCTTGACCTTTTTTATCGAATACATTAAATTGTCTATCAGGTGTAAATGAGAAGTCGAAATTGTCATTTTCAAGCTTGGTCAGGTTAACAATACCCTCTTTGACATCTTGAAGTTCATAGCCTCGTTGGCGGTTGTCTAATTGTGTTGAAGAAGCTGTATCTATACCTAGTGGAACTCGTAAATTATATAAGGAATCGTCATCAAAAGAGTATGTAACTCTGAAATCTGTTACGTGTATCGGTCTGCGACTAGGGTCATTACCTTCTATCATTAACCAGCCATTGTCATTGATCATTGAATAGTTCGTAATCTTATATTCGTGCCACGTATTATCGAAGTCGCTCCTTGCGAACTCTCTTAATATAACTTGGTCGCTAGAAATACCTACCTGAGAACGCTCGATTATTTTTGCATTTTGATAGCTAGGAGGTATAAGTTGTCGCCACGAAATATCTACCTTAGTGCCTGCGGGTATATTTAATTTCACCGCTAATGAACCCCACCCGTTAGGAATAGGAGTTGCTACAAAAGCAGCTTTCTTGATATCATCTCGATAAACAGCCCCATCCCCTTCATTTTTCAATCCGTATGCGAATACCCAGCCATTTGTATTCACGCCTGGTACAGATGTCTTATTTATAGGTTGAGCTTGCTGAGAATCCACAACTAGAGAGCGTGCTATTTGTCCGTAAGTTTTTCGAGAATATTGAGCATTTGTAATTCTACCTTTAAAAAGATTTAAGAATCCCAGACATCTAACTTGAAGAGTATTGTTACTCTCTTTATTTAAGTTTATATCTATCTGAGCAACATAGCCGCCGATAATATATTTTCCATTGTAACGAACTCTGATATCGTGAACGCCTGGTGATAAAACTTCATCAGCGGGTACTCCCATTTCTTTACATTTACGTTTGAACTGTTCATAGTCTAGTCCGAAATCAAACTCATCAACATCATTCAATTTCCACGTAACTCTTAGCCCGCTGGAAAGAATATGAGAGAAATCAGCAACATAAGCACCTGTTTTCCAGTCATAAACTTCAATGTCTAGTTGTGTAATTTTAAGCTCTGATGGCTCTTGCATACTCCTCCTTAAATGCCTTCAAAACCGTTACGCCAAATGATAGTTCCAAAGTCTGTGTCTGTTTGCTTGTTAGTTTCTAATACAATTCTATTTTCACCTCTTTTCAATGACCACCATGTAGAATCTAGGGCTCGTGATGAGGCTACACTAACTCCATTAAGAGTTATTATACGTTTTTTCATATCAATACGCAACTCTGAATCACCAGAAATTGTCAGATTCATTTTTATATTTTCATTGGTTATAATGTTGGTAATCTTTGGATTGGTATAAGTACCCTTAAGAATAATAAGCGGGTAAACTTCAACCGATCCTGTGTTCATAATACTTGTAGCCACTTGTCCAGAAACCCACTGCACAGGCATATCTGACGGAATAGTAAAGCCACCAGGTTTTTCCTTGTAAAATACTTGTTGTAAGAGTGATGATTGAGGAGAAGTTCCATCTCCACCATCGTAAATAATAGGATCAGGGCAGATGAGGGTAATTTGAAACTCTCCAGCAGTAGGCATTGTGATATCTGACTTAACATCTGCAATAAATCCCTCTGTATAGTAATTCCTGCCTGAAAAGGTGGTAATCATAATAGGGTAATTCTCACGAATATGTAATTTATTCATCAATCCCAATCTTAAATCATCAGCCTCCTGACAACTCTCGCCTTTATAAAAGCCACTTAGAGTAATGGTTCTAAACCCGTATAATTGAGATGAAACATATCCACCATCAACACCAGCATAAACTCCATCTGCCGTCCTGATAGCAGGAGCAGACAAGCCTGAAATAGGCGATACTAACTTATAAGCTGAATCACCACCAAGTATGATGTTATTACCAATCTTAAATCGCATACTTCTATTATACCTAAGCCTTCCCTAATTCCCACTTCAAATCACGAACCATCTGATCTACTGAATATTGAGTATAGTTATTGTTTGTTTGGTTAATGACCACATTCTTTCTGCCTTGTTGTGGATTACCATATACGCCTGTATTGTCATTGTACATATCTGGGGCTAAGTTGCTTGATACGTCTAATGATGGCGACATTGTAATGTCATCCATTGAAAGAATATCTACCACTTGATCCACTAGTGAAGTAGCCGCGTTAACCACTTGGGATTGACTTTGTTGTACACCTTTAGCCAAACCTTGAGCTGCAAAACGACCACTTTCTATAGTAGTTTTCCAAGGTGAGTGTTGTTGTGCTCGATCTTTAAGACCTCGTAAGAATTTCTCAGCAACCCACCAACCAACTGAGTAAACATTTCTACTTTCTACTCCATTTATGAATCCTGAAATAGCGTTATTTCCTGCTTGCCAATAACCACCAACAGCCGTTACGCCTTCTTTAAACTTATTGCCGATATCGTTACCAACACCCCAGATTTCACCTGTTCTAGATTTGAAGCCATTTATTAACTCGCCTACAAGGGCAACTCCTTGCCAATAATGATCAGGAAACTTAGATTGGATAGATTGCCAGAAAGCACTTTGGATTCCCCATCCAGCACTCTGAACGGTTCCTTGTTGCGATAGAATACCTTGTCCTATTTTTGAGGCTAATTGAGCACCCGCGTCATATGCTTTTCCGATTTGTCCAGCAAGGGTACCAATAACTCCACCGATCACTTGCGATAGGGTTGCTTGTAAAGTTGCTATAGATGCTTGGATAGCTGGATTTACCTGAGGCAGACCAGTTAATGCCCATGCAAATTCAATCAACTTATTAAGCATAGATTGACCCATTCCGATAATCCACTCTTTGTTAGATAAGTCCCCTACGTCTTGATTGATTTGACACACTTCCCATACGGCGTGCCGAACATTTCGTAAGTTATCTAACATTCCATCTTGAACGGCAGCTATAGTGTTTACTGTCCAACTGAATCCAACGAATTTGTTAAGCATAGACTGAGCCATACCTACAATCCATTCTTTTGCCGCCATATCGCCTACATCTGCGTTTACCTGACAGACTTCCCAGACTGCGTGTCGGATATTCCTTAGAGTGTCCCATTTATCAGCACCAATCTCAACCAAAGAATTTACAGTTTGTGCGAATCCAGAAAACTTATTAAGTATGGATTGAGCTAATCCTACGAGTAGTTCTTTTTCACCCATAGCTAACCCAGTAGGAATTTTACCAATTTCACTTATTATAGAAGAAACAGCAGCTACCTTAGGTATGTTATGACCTTCATCAACAGATTGCATTCCATTTATAGTCTTAGCAATCTCTGTGAATTTGTTGAGTAAAGATTGAACCTTGCCCATTTCGTCTTCAGAAATCATTCCACCAGTTGCAAAACTCTTTAATGAGTTCCATACGCCACCAGTACCTTTCTGATCTACAAGCGTTTGAACAATTCGAGAAATAGTCTTAATGTTATCTTCTGTGCCTTTAGCCTCCTGAGCCCAATCGAAAGACAATTTCTTAAGATTGTCAATCATTGACACGTAAGTACCTACAATAGAGGCAACATTTTGACTAGTTCCAGCCTTAAAGAAGGTGTTTGCACTGTCTGAGATATTTTGAAGCCAATCCGTACTGCCTTGAAGAGTTAATTTTCTAACTACGCCATGTAGTTTGTTTAGTAATACATCAATAGCTTTATCATCTAATTGAACACTCTGAACTTCATTTAATTTAGTTGCAATTTCATGATACCTAGAAACAATACCGCTAACATTCTTAATAATTTCACCTTGTAAAAAGGCAGATATAATCTTATCAATACCCTCCAGCGGTGAACCTGGACCAGAAGCAGATAGGTCTTTTATAACGCCAGAAATTAAGGTAATCTTTCCCTGGATTACTTCTGGAACAATATTGACGCCTTGGATTTCGTTTAATTTGGTTGCGATATTGTGATACGAATCAACAATGCTACTTATCTGACCAACATTTATATTCTTAACGAAGTTTTTAGCCGCTTCCATAGCCAACTTCATAATTGAGTCGCCATCATTTGCAGACACTAGCTTTAAGGTATCGCCAATCAGAGTTATTTTACTATTGATAGCCTCTTTATCAAGAGGAATTGCAGCTATTAAGGCTAGTTTAATCGCTATATCTTTATACGAATTAACAATAGAGTTGACAGCCACCATATTTATTGCCTTGACTGCATTTTCAAGCAATCCACCGACATTAGCCTTCGCCATATGAGCTATCACTGCAACTAACATATCTACCTTAGCTTTTACGCCATTCACATCGCTGGTTACGGCTGAATCTACATAAGCAATTGCCTTAGCTGCCGCCACCATTCCGCCTAGAATACCAAGAAGAGCCACTAATCCAGCTCCTAGGAATAGAGCACCAACACCAGTAGCCATAATTGCACCTAGAACCCCAGCTAACACACTTATAGCACCGATCCCAATCGCCATGTTAGCTACCTTAGAAGCGAAACTTGCGATATCACTTGGTACTACGCTATTCGTGTAAGCAATAGCCTTAGCTGCTATAGCTAATGTACCTGAAATGAGAATTAACACTCCCAATCCAGGAATAATATGTTTTCCTAATTTACCAACAATTCCACCTAGTATGGCAATAGCACCTACGCCTATACCAAGGTTTACAATCTTACTGCCAAATTCAAGAATATCTCCTGGAATAGCCTGGTTTGCATATTCCAGACTTTTTGCCAAGATGGCTATACTTCCAGCTATAAGTACTAATTTGAAGAGGCTTTTAGCATTACTGCCCATTTTATTAGATAGGGCAACTAATACGCTCATACCTAGAACAACGCCACCCATAAGTCCCATCTTTGCGGCTAATCCACCCAAGTCTTCTGGCATAGACTCGTATGCGAATTTGAGTGCGTATCCAAGGGCGGCAATAGCTCCAGCCATAAGAACGAGGTTAATGATTCCAGACCTCATTGTAATCATCATTTTCTGCCCCTTAGTCATTTGAGAACTCATTGACTCAATAGGAGCTAGTATATTACCACCTTTCACCGCTGAAGCAGTAGTTTTTCCTATTCCGAATAAAGCATCTCCGAATTTCTTTATAGAAGAAGCAGTACCTAACAATGCTTGTCCTAGACCTACAATTTTTCCAACAGCCGCTCCACCAGCAATAGCAATCATAATTCCTTGTAATACAGGAGTTGGGAATTTAGCTATAGTATCCGCTAGTGTAGCTAGAATGTTGACAAAAGCAGTTAAGACTTTAGTAACTCCATCACTTGATGCTAATTGTGCGAAAGAACTTGCAAGACTACCAGCTAATCTACCTAACGCTCCTAGTAAATTACCTACAGCGGTTCTGAACTCATCACTTGAAGCCATAGCTCTAGTGAAGATAAATGCCAAAGCCACTACAGGGGCACTAACGCCACCTACAGCTGATCCAACACCTCCTAATGCCCCTAACAATCCTCCTGCTCCACCAGTAATACTACCAACGAAGCCAAGGATTTGGGTACCTAGAATTGCGAAGATAGGAATAAGAGCTTTAATGTCGAATCCACTAGCAAGCATTTTAGATCCAAGACTTTCAATACCGCCAGCTAATTTATCTACATAGTCAAGTACTCGGCTAATTGCCCCAGGTAGTTTATCAGCTAATTTGTCAATGAATGGACTAATAGCCTCACCCAAACGCCCCATAACGCGTTGCATCTTTTGACCTGTTGCACTTGATCCAGCAAGAGTGTCAGCAAAGATTTTAGTTAAGCGAACAGTAGACTGGTAAATGCCTTTTTCAGAAGCCTGGAAGCCTTTTTCAGCATCAACAGAATACCCGACAAGGGCGGCTCCGATATCTGCTAGACGACCTTTTGCACGACCACTCTGATATTCAAGAGTAGCGGTAAACTTACCCATTGCTAATGCACCGTTTGCGGCAACAGCCTCAAAAGCCTTTATAAGTTTGTCAGTATCAATTTTCTTTCCATCTATGAAACCACGAACTTCACCCGTACCAATGTTTAACTGTTTAGCCAACTCTTTGTTAAGGGCAGGAACAGCTTGTACTAATTGGTCATATTCGTTCAATCCGAATTTCTTCTGTGCAGTAGCTCGTCCATATAGCTCTGCCAATTCGTCAATACCACGTCCTGAAGCAATAGAAACTTTACCTAACAATTCAAGTTGTTTAGTAACGTCTTGTAAAGAAGCTCCATATTTAAGAATGCTATTAACTGCTTCGATGGTTGGAAAACGTGAAAAGACGGAACCAACACTGTCTTTATTCATACCTTTATAGAACTTGAAGGCTTGAGCCATTGCGTTGTTGGCGTTTTCGATTGACCCTGTTAAAGAGATGAAGGAAGCGTTGTTTTTAGCGACAAATTCAGCACCTTGAATACCAGATTTAGCTTGTTGGGCTATCATAGATCCTACAGCACCACTAAGAGCCGTAACGCTATTTAGGGCTAGATTGGCACCTTGTACTACAGGTGAAAATAGATCCATACCTGCGGCACGAACCTTAGAAAAACTAGCACTTAAATCGCCGAAAGAAGATCTGAGATTGTTAGCATTTTTAGTAGCATTGGATAATGAATCTCTTGTAGCTCGATCTATACCAGAAAGTTCTTTGCCCAAATCAGAAGCTTTAGATGAGGCTTCTTTCATTCCAGCATTAAAAGCAGATAAATCTGCTTCAACAACCCATCTAACTATTCCACCTGTAACTGCCATTATTTCGCTAACCTCTTAAAATGTTCTGATAATTTCTTTACTCCCTCTCCTTTTTTAGTATGCGGTGCTGCTACAATCTGAGTAAGATTGAACATTTTCTCTGCCTCTAACTTTCGAGCTATTTTGATGAGAAGTTTGATATCTCTAGCTGGTAGTTTGCGAGCCTCCTTGAGTGTGTATTGCGGATAGTAGTATGCAACAGTAGCCCAGATATCTCTATCCAACGTAGTATCCTCGCTAGAAGGGACAGACTGAGCTGTTGTTACTACTGCCATTTACGACACCAATTCTTTAATCAATCGTTCATTAAGTCGACGTAAGACTACAATGTTCACCTTCTTAAGAGTTTCTTTGATTGGTGTTTCATGCCCAACTGGAGTAATTAGACCGTGAATAAAGTCTTCCATCTTAGCGTTTACTTTTTCAATTTGCTCGTCTGAGGCTGTATTTTTTATAGCCTCGAATTGAGTAACCAACTTAACGAATGGACGAATTTCATCTTGAGTTGGGTATCGCATATCGTATGCAAGACCACTTATTTCAAATTGAAAAGCATCTGAAACATCATCGTTAAAGTTGAATCGTTCTGAACTCATCTGGTTCTTCCTCCTTTTAATTATTATGTATTCATTATAGCATTTACCGAGCAAGGGCGTACATTATAAATACCCTTACGGCTTTGCTGCCCCAGGAATAGGTAGGTAAGAACCAAACGTATTGATTGTCGTAACCCCATCTTAAATGATGTACACTTTCGACATGAGGCAATGGGATAAATTGTTCTTCACTACCGAGTGCCGCACTAGCTTGAATCATAAGAATATTGAACTTACCAGCAGGTAATCCGTGTGCAATATTATATATTTGCTGTCCAACGAAATTAGCTCTTTGGTTAATATTCTTTGTATATACATTGTGTTTTGCCCCACCTAGATAGATGACACCCATCATATCGTTATTACCAATAGTAAAGGTTGAAAAGTCTATATTTTCACGTTCAACACTACTCTCTTCTTTCAGAATATAGTCCTTCATTACTCTATCCTTCAACTCGTTTGTGAAATTGTTGTCTGTATGAACATACCTAGAATCTGTTACTAGATTGTTCGGTTTATTCTTGATGAATGACGGTTGTGAAGAATTGCTCTGTTGCCAGTCTGCTTGTATCTGAGCTACATTTCTTTGAGCTCCTGTTTCAATACCTGCCAATTTAGTTTTTTCTGCCTGAGTATATGGTTGATCTAGTAAAGCTAATTTGGCTTTATCTTGAGCAGTGATAGATTCAAGGGTTTGTAATTTAGTTTTTTCTTGTTGAGTAAAGATTTGCGTTTGAGCAAGTTTATTCTTTTCGGCTGTGGTGAACGGTTCTTGAAGAAGTTGTAACTTAGCTTTATCTGCTGGACTTATAGATTCCAAATTATCTAGTTTAGTTTTGTCTTGTTGACTAAATACTTGTGTTTGGCTTAATTTATTTTTTTCAACAGGTGTGAATATTTGGGTTTCAGATAACTTATTCTTCTCATTCTGAGTCAGTATTTCTGTAGAAGCAAGTTTATTTTTCTCTACCGAAGTGAAAATCTCTGTTGTGGCAAGTTTATCTTTTTCACTTTGAGTGAGTATTTTAGTTTGGGATAGCTTAGTTTTTTCATCTTGGGTGAAAGGAATATAGGTATTGTCGATTTGTTTGAGATTTGTAGGCTTATTTTTAATATAGGCAGGATCAGATGTATTCGAAGTCTTCCAGTCAGATTGTACAGACGCTCCACCACCGCCACCACCTTGAACTTGAATCCAGTCATTAGAATTGAAACTTGTTCCAGAAGTAAAGCTTCTTTTAGCAATATATAATGAACCACTATTAACACATAGAGATCCTTCAGAGTATTGCTTATTAGTTTTAAATTGTTCTACTTTAGCATCTACTGTTACATCTCCTGTTTTACCATTGACAGAAGTAACTTGGACAAATGGAGCGTTCACAATACTGACAATTTCAGGTCCATTTTCGGTTACTGTAGTTTGGATTTGAGGGACTTCTTGAACAGCGGTAGTTAGATTTACATTATCTACCACTTGAGTTGTATTTAGTGAAACCCCATATGAAGGGATTGGTGAGCCTTGATTATTCATTACACTTAATTATACCTTATATAAGAAAAAGCCCCGTGTGGGGCTTCTCCTGTTGTCCTAGGGCGTATTACGCTGGAGTCAAATGACCATCGCCAAAGAATTGCAATGCTGCTTGACCAGCTCTTGGCTCTGCAGTAAACGTAACAGTTACGGTACGCAAAACATTGTCCTCGAACTCGTTGGTGCTTAATGCTGTACGAGCGTTGACCAATCGAGTAACCTGACCATTACATGAAATAATGTCTAGATCGTAATTAGTCGTAGCTGTATCACATTTAGCTGCCACGATATCAATTGCTCCTGCATCGTTATTTACTGTTTGACCAGTAGACAACTTAGCATTTTTAGCAACATAGTACTGAGGCAAGATGGTTCGAATAGCTGCAACATCTGATTCAAGCAATTTAACTTCAACAGAAGCACTGTGAGCACCTTCAATCTTAAAGGTACGACCGTCAACTGTTTTAAAGTCGCTAGATTCAATGTCATAGTTCATGCTCATCTCACCAACGTTTGTCAAGGTGTTTGAACCCCATTTGAGGGTGAATGGACCTTTTACTAATGCCATATTTATTTTCCTTTTCTTTTAATTACAGGTCTTTTGAACGACCACTTGTATTTGAATGTAACCATACATACGCTCTTCTGCATCTAAATCCTGTCTAACATTGAAATTATTAGTATGAATTGAGATTACAGTGAAGCCCTCCAGAGGAGAACATTCGAGGCAGTTGAACATATCTGTAAGCTTGGCTAAATTGTGGTCAACTGTTTTGGCGTTCATTGAGCGAAAGTTCACTGTAACTGAATAAGCTAAGTGTTGCTCACCTGTTGGGTTTATGCGAATTGGAGTGCCACCTGAATATGTAATCCAGTACACGTCATTTCTCACTTGATTTGAATTAGGCACTTGATGTAAGAATATATCTTGCCCAGGAATACCATAACCTTTTAATTGAAGTAAGTTAACTACACTTTCTCCGATTGTCATTGTGTTTCCTCCCATACGTCTTGAAGTTTGTCCATAGCTTCCTGCATTGCGGATTCGGCGAAGTGAGGTCCAGTGCCAGGAGTTGTGTAATTCTGAAATTGCTTCTCTTCCTGGTAAATAGCATATGGAGCATTCCATCTAATCTCTCCACTTTCACCATCTACAACCTTTTGAACCATAGTACGTAATGCACCAGTTTTCATAGGAGTTTTATGTAGACTTGCCATATGAGCTTCTTCAAGTAATAGACGATTAGTAGCAGATACTCGAGTCTTAACTAAGAAGTTTACAAGGTCTGTATTATCTATTACTCTAACGGAATTTGCGACCATCTTTTATCCGCCTTCGAAAGAAAACAATGTACATTATTAATCTCATTTCCTAGAAGTTTACGCTGCCCTATTTTTACTCGTTCAATCTTATAACTTTCCATTCCGCCGTAAACGCCCTCGATCTGTAAGTAACAACCCTCCAAGTTCAATCCTTGGGATACTACCTCAGGGTCATTTGGATTAAGATATATATGAGCGTCCGTTCCTATAGTGTAAGTACCGTTTTGAAAACTCTCAGACTTTCCTCGGAAGAATAGTCCTTTCATTGTGCTAATGATTGGACTAGGAATATCACCATACATATCCCGAACACCCGTTATTAGTTGTACGGTATCAGTATATCGAAGGGCTACATTCATACTACAGGAATCCTTGTTATTGAGCCGTAAGGTCCAGCATACTTCTTTAGTAGTAATTTAACCTCAGGTCTATTTTCAGGGGCTACAACATCTCCTCTAGTCCATGAGTGTCCATCAACTGATTCAGATTTAACTTCTCGTCCAGGATCGGCGTAGAAATCAGCCATTTCGGCAAGTAGCCAAAGTAATTCTGTAGGTACGGAATCACCATCTTCAGCAAAGTCTACCCAGTCAGCAGCTACGGCTAATTGTACACAGTTTTTACAACCACAATCACAACCACAATCTGTACACTTTGCGATGTAGTTACCTATACCGTTAGCTCCATACTCTGGATTGAAATTATCAAAGTCTTTCACAGTAACGAATCTGCCTTTTGATACAACTTTTACTAGCTTAACAGCATAAACTTCGTAAAATGGATCAACTCGCAGTTTCCTATCTTTTGCATTGTATGGAAATACCTTGATTGAGCCACGTGTAGGAGTGGCTGGTAGTAAATCGTTAGGTTCTGGTATTTCTAGGCAAGAACATTCTGTTTTCGTTTTGCCTAATTCAGTGTAAAGGTTCGAGGGAGAGAGTGTATACCCTAAGAGGGTTTCTAGTTTAGACTGTACTCTGTTTAAGAGTGGTTGAAATTGATCAGGAGTATCAATATTCTTACCTGTCAATCTCTCGTATTCATAAATGTTCACAGACTCTCTCCCTAATCTCTATCTTAATTTATTATTCTAGTGGTATTTAACCGTTCAATACTGTAGATTGGTCAGCCTTGATACCTGCAACACGTGCGATATCGTGGAAGGCACCACCGCGGTAGAACGAACCACGCATAACTAGCTCGTTACGCTCGTAAGCAGACTTCTGCTTGTTGCCATCTGTGTAAGATGCTTCGCTAGACATTGTGTATTGCAAGCCACCTGAAGTGTAACCTGTAAACTCACTCAAGTCAGCGTAGAATGCTGCACAAGCGATTGTAACTTCGCCAGTACCAAGTGTGTGTTTAACACTCTCTGTACTTTCGATTGAAGGCATCAAATCGTTTGGAACAACAATGTATGGAGTACCAAAGATTGTTGGAACTTCACCTGATACAAAGATTTCACCTAGAGGACCAGCAACGCCAGCCTTCAATGCGTGTTTCTTCAATGTAGCAAATGTACGTGCGTTGAAGATAAGAGTACCTGCAACACCACTGTCGCTAATCTTAGCAATAACATCCAACCATGAAGTCATAGCGTCTGCATCTGTCTTACCACCGTACATCAACTCTGCACCAGCTTCAGTAGCAGCTTGTTGCAATTTAGCAATAACCAATTGAGCACGTTTACGATCGTAGTCTTGTCGGTATTGTTTAGCAACATCTTCAAGCAAGTCGATAGCGAAGAATCGAGTAGCGGCAGTACATACAGGTGTAACAGCTGCAACTTCTTCCATCTTTTCAACCTTGTGCTCAGCAGTGTACTCACTCTTTGGCTTTAGGTTACCATCGTTACCGTCATCACACAATGCAACATTCTTCATGTTGATTGAACCCTTGCGGCGGATCCAAGCAAACTCTAGAGAGTCAGTTTCACGCCACTCAGTAGCCTCAAGAAGTTTTGAGTAGTCGCTTTGTGAACCAACAATCTTGTTGTACATCTCTGGTGGCATAACGAAGTTGCCCATTGAAGCGATTGTCATTGAGTTGCGGGCAATACCAGCTTCCTTCAATGCGTTCAAGTTTACTTCGTTAATTTGTTGTACACGGTCAAAAGCACGTAGGTTACCACCCTTTAGGGCTTCCCACATAGAGTTAACGTGTGTTTGGTAACGCTCTTTCCAATCCATATCTGCGAACTGGTTGGTCGTCTTTGCAACTTCCTCACCTGCTTTAGCTTCGCCTTCTACAGCTGGCTCTTGTGCGTTTTTAGCGTAAAAGTTCTTAACGAAACCTTCGAGGACTGCGTTCATCTCTTTTCGCAATTCGTCTTTTGTCATTTCGATTTCTTCCTTTTCTGTTTCAGCTTCTGCTGAGTTTTCTTTAGCGATTTCTTCCAAGCCTTTATCAGCCTCTTTAGTATCGCCTTCTAATTTTTTCTTTTCTAGAGCAATAAGCTCCTTTACTGCCTCAGTAAGATCTTCGACAACTTTGTCACTGACCTCATTGTCAACAGCTTCCACTTCAGTTTCCACTTCCTCTTGTTCAGCGTTTTCAACCTTTTCGGTTTCCTCTTCTTTTACATCTTCCTGAACTTCAGTTGCTTCTACTTCGGTGTTTTTGACTTCTTCTTCAGTCATATCTTCACCTTTCTCGGTTACTAACTCCTCTACTTCTTTGTCAACTTCCAAACCTGCCTTTTGAGCCTCATCAATTGAGTTTTTGACGATTTGGTTGACAGTAGCCGAGTAGTTGTTCGGCACAACCACTTGTGAAAGACCTACCATTTCGTGGGAATAGTACATTCCGTCAGTTGGGTCTGGGCTGCCACCTATTGTTTCTATGCTGAATGCACCTGAGAACCCTTGAGTTAGCAAGTTGTAGGCAATACGAGCATATGTATTGCTATTAATTGCATAGACGATTCGGTCAACGGTAACTTTACCATTCTCTTTTTTTAATCCCTCTACACGACCAATGATGTTGCGTAACCTATCCTCATGGTCAGCAGTCAATTGTCCTGCATATTTAGAAAGATCGAGAGAGTCAATATCGTACTTTGTCCCATTACGCTGCACTGTTGAGTCAGTAATGACTAGTGCGGGATTGAAAGTAACGACACCTTCACCTTCGTCCGTAAAAGAGTTCCTGGTCACATCAACAGGTATTTGTGTTTTGCTCATGTGAACCTTTCATTTAGTGTTCGAGTGATAACTGGCTGTTATTTAGCTCTTCGTATCTGGAGTAATTATATCAGATTGTTATTTTTTAGCTCTGGTACGGGAATTGCGAGTAGGTTTAGTATAAATAGCTTCTATTTTTTCACTAACAGATACTTGGTTGGTTAACAATACCGCCATAGATTCATCAATACTGCCAAGGTGTTTACTAATTTGTTGAAGAGGGATCTTTTCCACTTCATTTATTCTAGTTTCAAGGGCAGCTAATTTACTAATCATTTTATCTAATTGTTCTTGCTGTTCTTCTAGTTTAGCTTTATATGAATCGGCTAGATCTTTATAGTTATCTATACTAGTTTTTAAAGCAGTAGAGCGTGAAGTTAATACAACTCCTACAACTGTAGTAGTAAAACCAATTATAGTGGGGATCCAAGTAAGTAAATTATCCACGCTTCGGACTCCATAAAATTATAAATACGTAACCTGACATAGCCGTTAAAATAATAATTGTATTTAAGATTGTCATAAAGCCTGCATTAGTTTGTACTAGGTCGTCAGTTATACCAGTTACCAACAGGGTAGATTCGCCACAAGCAGGTTTAACCCATTTATAGTGGATTTTAATATAAGTGCCCTTCTTATACTCGTAATTATATACGCCCTGTGACGTTGTAAGAGCTTGTGTGTTAAACTTTCCGTCTTTAGTTGGATCAATATATATCTGTTGGTCTGAAGGCGTACCACGTTCAAATTGACGCTCACTAATTAGAGCTAGATTAGGTCCATAAGCAGCACCTAGTGTGTGAGGTTGAGCATCCAAATGTTGTATACCCTGCTTTACAATAGAGCTTGTAATAGTAGCACATTGAGATGAACCATTAAAAGCTAAGGCTGTTTCTTTAGCTTCCATTGCCAAGATATCTAACATATATTGTTTCTGACGGAGAATAATATCTTTATTATTACTTGTTTCGGCTTGATAAGAAATGGTTAAGAATACTGATGCAACAAAACATAGCACTAATGGTAGTACTATTTTTGAATATGCTAGAAACTTCTTAATTCTTCTTGTCATTGTTAGGTATAGGTTTCACTCTTACTGAAAGCATTGAACGTGCCATTGAATCTACATAGAAATTGAATACCATTTGACAGTGACGACATTTTACTTCACCACTTGAGCCAGGATGAACTTTAACACATAGATGATTGCACTTCATTAGCTTGTTACTTTTTTTCGCTCTTACCATTGCTGGGCAACGGATTTCAAATAACTTCGCCTCCTCCATAAGACTAGTCCTCTACAACATTTTTAACTTTAGCCATATTTTTAGCTGTCACTTTTCTAACTACAGGACCAGCTTCTGAACCCATGTCTAATTCTTCATAGCCTTTCGGGATTTCCACTTCTTTGTCTTCTTTAATGACAGACTTCTGATTTTTCTTCCATTCAGCTAGAGTCTTTTTCTCTTCCTCTGACATTTGAAAACCAGGGATTTGTTCTAGTTTAAGTAGACGATTGATTTCTAGATCCATATTATTCCTCTCGTTATTTCTTTCATTATACAATTTTAATCTATTTAGCGGTTGGTGAGTCAGGACCATCTGTAGTGAGGCGGTTAGTTGGGTGTCCTTGAATTTCGATTTCGCCAAACATAACAGTAGTAGTATTCCTGGATGTTTTATTTTCAAGCACAATGTCTATATTGTATTTACCAGGCTCCAACCAAGCAGCTTGTTTATGAATAGGGAAGATGATTTGCCCTTCACGTGGATCAATATTACTCATATCTGTTGGATTATCACAATCTATATCCACTTTCCACATGACATTGTTATAGCCCTTAGTAGTAGTGCGTTCTTGTTCATCAGGTGTTGCATCATCCATTGATTGGTCGTATTCGTTATTCTTTACCGTTAAGCAAGCCTTATAACCTACAAGGGACAGTTTTTCAGTACCTCCTGTAGTCTGTTTCTTCCAGGACCAACGGATTACACCAGTATCTCCTCGTGGGTGTGAACCTAATTTAAGTTTCTCTAATTTAGCCATTATTACTCCCTATATGATTATGTTCATGAGTACAGTTTTCATCACAACCCTGGTTCATGCATGAGTTGATTATTTTCTGTAAGTTTTCACCCTCTTCCCTGGTATATGTGTTGCTTATTTCGCCATTTTTAATAACCAATTTGTATGAGCAACTACAATTCGGGTGAATCGCTCCACCTACAATGTCCTCATAGTCTGCTACAAATGTATATTTTTTACCATTTTCAACTATATCTATACTATCTCCTTTATCTAGGAAGTTAGATTCGAATGGTACAGGTCCTCTATCGATAAGTTCTTGGCAGTAAGCACAAGGATGTCCTGTTCGAGAATAAAGTTGCTTGTATGCATTTTTTAATTTACCTGTAACTTCAAGTAATTGTTTATCTGCGTCGTATTGTGCTTGTACATAAGCTCTGGAGGTTTCATGTCGGGCAATTAAAGTAGCACGATTTTTAGATACCTCAGTGAAATCTTTGCGAATAGAGGCTATTATATCTTTACGAGCAAAACCTTCTAATGCCATCTTGTTGGCTTTATCGTAAATCTTGCGATTCTTCTCTAAAATGTCTGTAGTATCGATAGCCTTTTTAATTTGTTTTTTAGTAGGCTTCTTAGTAAAGTAGTCTTTGAACTTGTCTGGATTGCGATCGTAAGCCTCACTGATTAAGTCAATGGCAACTTTAGCCATTAAGTCAGAGTAAGCCTTGTTAGAAACCTTTAGAACGTCATTTAAGATGGTTTGTAAATGTCCCTCACCCGAAGTTTGTGCCCTTTTATCAATAAACTCACGAACACTTTTAGACAACACATAGGTTTCAGGCTTAATTATGTCTATTCTAGGCTGTTTAAGTATCATGGCTAGACCGAATATCGGAGTAATATACAACCAATATTCCTTGAGAAAGTCGCCTATCTCTGTAGAAAAGTCCTTAGATATGTCTGTTGGCATAATATCTGTCTGAGTAAAGGAATTAACCGTGATATTTTCCAAAGAAACATTCAAGATTCTTTGATGGACATCTAATAATTCTTCTTTCAGTTTATTATGAGCATTGTTAACCTTAACTATATCGTCAGGAGTGATATCGTTCTTATAAGCGTTGCCGATAACAATATCAGCAATATCTCCGTCATCATCGTCAGGTTTGTCTAGGTCAATTCCTTGTACTTTAAGAGTTTTACCTACTAAGTCTTCAAATGGAGCATAGTATTCGTTTGGATCAACCAAATTACCATTGATAGTCATATTATCTAGGTAAGCTAGTGTCATATGAGGGTTGTAATCTGGATGTTTCTGAGTGTAGTGGTCTAATTTGAGTAAATCTTCATGTACCTTGACTAGTTCATCGCTCTTTTCAAGTAAAGCAATTAGAGCAAAGCCTGTATCTACAGGGAAATGACTAATCTTTTCAATTGTTACCTCTTTGAGCCCTGATTCCTCCACGATTTTAAGGATTTGGTCCTTTATTTCGTAAGGTTTGTCCTTTAATCCATATACTAAGGTTACGTGAGGGTTGTCTTGTGCTGGAATATTAGTTGTTTCAGGTAGTAAATCACTGACATTTGTAAGAACTGAAGTGTCTAACCCTGATTCGTTTAGTCTATCTAGCACATTTATGGCTTCAAGTTCAGCTCCTACCCAACCCTGGTCATCTGGTTCCTCTTCCTCTCGATTGTTATCGGCATTTTTAAGAGTTTCTTGAGTAGAATTATCTATATTTATGACAGGAGAAACATTAACAACAGGTTGTTTGTCGGATTCTTGAACTACAACTTTGTTTTCTGGAGCTTTCGGTGCTTCAATATGAATATTTATTGGAGAGTTCTCTGTAGTAGGTTTTTCTTCTTGAGTACTTGCTTCTTCTTTAGCTTCCTTTTCAGCTTGTTCTTGAGCTTTACGGGCTTCCTCTTCGGCTTTTAATTTATCTTCATCAATAACTAAGTCTTCTAGATCAGATTTACCTGTAGCGTATGAAACGGCACTTTCTCGAGTATATCCTTTTTCTACCAAGTCTTGAGCTAGTGCGGATTGACTGTTCCTTAACTCAGTAGCTTTCATTTCAGAATCGTAGTCTTTAGATAAGGCACTTCTTAGCTCAATAGTATAGCCTGTTCGTTCGTATTCATTAGGATAGTTTTTACGGTAATCCAAATTGAGTACATCAATAATATCTTCTACGCGTGGTTCAATAGAATCTCGAATATAATTATCATCTTGAACCCTAGCTGTTTCACGAGTTGTGCCAGATTGTTCAATACCTAGGTTCGTTTTAGATGCTCCTGCTACTGCAATAAACTCACTTCGATTTATCTCATTAATGTCTAACAAGGCAGCTTTATTTAAGTCTATTTGCATATCCTGCCACTGAACGGCTCCTGCTCCATTGGCAAAAATAGGTTCACCTTTAGTGCCTGAAGTAATTCTTGCCTTGAAGTTTTCAAAGTCCCCATCATCTAGTAAAACATCTGTGGTGATAATCCCTGGAGCATTTAGGTTACCATTGAGAGATTGACGTGTATGGTCTGCTGATTGGTTCAAGGTATAGATAGCTGGTTTAGCTGCGTCAACTAATGACCATGCTTGAGAAGTGTCAAATGGGCTTTCCTCCATAAAGGTAATAATTTGGTGTGGTTGCCAGTGCCGCCTTCTACCATCTGCTTTATATTCAACATAACCTGCAACTTCGCCATTTTTATCGATAACTCGCTTAACTTCAAATGGATTCAATAGTACGAACTTTTGTATATAACTCAATCCAAATCCAGTTGGTTCCCTAACTACGCCTAAGTAATATCGTCCACATAGATCTAGGTAGATGGAAATGTTCTTCCAAAACTTCTTCGTGGAGAAGTCTGTAGATTCTTGAATGAGTTTTAAATACGGATGTACAGGATCTTTATTTAATTTCTGATACTCCTCTAACAATTCAGGAGTAACATCAATATATAAGTTACGTTTAGCAATTGCAGATACTCGGTTACCTTTACGCTGAGCTGCCGCATATGGATAGCCTCTATAAGCATCTTCAGGGGTTACCTTAACACCGCTCCAGGTAGGAGTTAGCGATGGTTTAGTATTACCATACCTTAAAAACTGGTTAGAAGCATTGAAACTGTTGTTGTTCTTTCCATTCGTGAAAGAGTTTATTATCGTATTAAAAAGACCCATGTATCGTTTCTGTGTTAGAGATTATTATATCTAGGTCTAATTATACCAGATTATTTATTTTTTAGTTCAGGATGGCGTTCTTTAAGCCATGAGTTAAAATTAGCATCCACATCAGCTACAAGTTCTTCGGGTGCCTTTTCATACTTATCGAGATTGTTCATTTCCTTATACATATATTCAGTAGCATAGTCTAGGATTATTCCAGCCTGAAACTCAGCAAACTCTGTAGCTCTTTTTGTGACCTTTTCAACTTGTTTATCTAGGCGATCCTGTAGCTCTTCTGCCATTTCATCAGTAATCTCTACCTTTCGTGGATTGTGATCCGCCACTAGGATTTCATACAACTTCCAGAGTCCTAGAATATAGAGCAAGATTGTTACAATTGTTGCTACTATCTCAAACATTGGCATCATCTCGGTATTCCTTTAATAGCTTAACTACTCGTTTAGCACTCTTTCGTACTCGTTTCATAAAGTAATCTAATTCAACTAGAGCAGTTTCAATGTATAGAGGAGAAAGTTCTTTACTTTCTTTTTTATCGGATATTTCGGTACACTTCGCAATATGTTTGTCTAATTCTTCTTCATAAACACGCCAAGCGTCTTCTAGATTGACAGGAATGTCCTTTTTCCTGGATCTAATGAAGTTGACTTCAATTTTCATTACGCCTCCTTTTTAGCCTTACCACGACGTGAAATACGTCCACCTTTTCCACCAGCAATTCGTGCTAATTGTGGGTTAGCTGCAAAGCCTTTTCTAACTCCTGTAACCGAGCCACCTCTTCGTCCTAGATCCCTGAAATAGTTACGAGCCGCGTCTTCACCGCCCAATTTATTAGCCATAGTTTTAAACATCTTGTCGTTAGGTTTACCTGCCATTTAATTTTCCTCCTTAATATAATCTACATCTATTTTGTAACCGTTTATTCCTAGCTCTCTAGCCATTTCATAGGCTTGTTGTTCTGCTAGATATTCGGCTTGATTTTCGGTGCCTGCTTCTATATGTAGCACGGTTCTTAAAGTGAGAGTTATTCCTGCTACATACTTTCTAGGCTTGCTATCTGGATCGGATTCGTACCATTTAGAGTTCGTCATAATCGTCTTCTCTAATTCCTTCCACTTCGATTACTGAAGTGTCAATATCACAATCCAGATATGTTCCTTGAATTTGTTGGATAACTTCCTTTTCGAAGTTTACCTGAGCTTCTTCCTCATTCTTAGCCAACACATCAAAGTCGCTTAAAGAGATAACAAACTCACCACTCATTGTATATACCTTTTTAGACATCTTTGAACTCTTCCTCTGTTGGTGTTTTTGGTGGCACATTCACCGTAATATTAACTGTTCGATTCACGGGTTTCCATTGAATGAGCGTACCCTTGAATCCTGTTAGTCGTGCCTCTTTAGAGGTTACGCGTACCACCTTTACTTGTTTGGGATACGCTACTTGTATTTTCATAAGCTCCGTCCTTTCTTTTTATTTGCTTATGTTTTAAGTATAAGGGATAATGTTGCTAATGTCAACGCTTTTATTTCCATTCTACTGAATCTAGATCCATATAGAATTTCTTGCCAGCTTTTTCTGCATAGATAGAGTTCATTTGAACATCTATATTTTCCCAGCCCAATTCCTTCAAGTCTTCTGCTACCATATCTAAATCCAGTGTAGTATAAATCTTGTATTTTTCACCATTTATGATGTTAGTGATATCTTGCTTTAAGTTTGGATTATTCATTTCTTGTCCTTTCATTTAGTATTCGCATTGTGCAATAATAGAAGGCTTATCTAGATTCCAGAAGTTAATAAACCTAAGTTCACAACTTTCTTCCCAGGTGGGTTCAAGAGAAGGTTCAATGTTTAATATTTCGTAGCCAACTTTCTCAGCCTCTGTAACTTCTTCCTGGTTCTCGAGTATATAAATCTTATGACAACCATCCCAGGCGAATTGTGTTGCCTCTGGTGCCATTTCTTTAACTTTAGTTAAAACGTTCATTGTATTGTCCTTTCTTGATTTATTATTTAGCAGGTTGTAACATTTCGTCTGTCCATGTATAATCATCTGCCAGAATCCAGTAATATTCAGGTGCTACAGTGTCGATAAAAAGTGTTACTCCCTTTAGTGCCGCCATGTATTCGGTAAAAATCTGACCGCCATATTCTTGACCTACGATAAGGTCTTCTCGAACCTTTACTTGATCGCCTGATTGAAACTTGATTGCTGACATATTTTTGTCCTTTCTCTTATGTCTTTCCTTATGTTTTTATTATAAGGCATAAGCGAACAAAAATCAATACTTTTTTACACTTTTTTCTGAGTTTTTCTGCTTTTTTCTGGCTTTTATGACTATTTCTGAGTTTTCTGCAATAGATTATTCACTTTAACCTTATATAAAGCAATAAGACGTTCTAATTCAACATTAGGAATCTTGGTATAAACCTTGTTTAGATGTTCTAATCTAGCTACTTTTTCAGGTCCTAATTCCTGTTTAATCTTCGGTGTATAGACTCCATAATTGCCATTGAGAGTTCGGTTACAATTCCTGCAACATACTCGACAGTTGTCTTCTTCCCACCTAGTACCGAAATACCCACGTTTAATCCAGTGAGCATTGTCCATAATTTTCCAGGAATAACGTTTGCCACAGGTATAACAAACACAGGAGCCATCTTGCAGAGAATATTTTAATCTTATGTATTTAGAGAATACTTCATCTAAGTGTTTAATAAGCGTTGGACGTGTGTATTTCTTTGAAGGTGATATGTTATATAACTTTGGCTTTTTAACCGCTGAAACACGCTTAGAAACGGTTTTAGGACGCATTCCACTGTCCCACATAGCTTTGTAACATTGGTATTTGTAATGTCCTGGTTTTTTACAGTATTTACAGATTGGAGTTTTCATTTATCTATTTTCAACAGGCTTCCCTAACTCATTTACATAGTATTCATATACCATTTTAGGAATGTCTAGAAACGATTCATCTTTGAAGCAGGCTTGGTAGGTAGTCTTACGTTCGTTTTCAAGTGCCTCTATTTCGGCGTTAGACAGCTTCTCACGCTCTTGTTTGCGTTTTATGTATTCCCATGTATATTTACGTACACTGCCCGTAGAAAAGCTTACAGCATGTTCGTCGAGGTATTCTTTTAACGTACAGAAGATTGGATGGTCTGTATGACCGTCAAACCTATATGTGGTATCTAAGGCTTTTTGTAACCTTGCTTGATTCGCTGCTGATAGGCTCATTGGACTTCCTTTTCTTCTACTCTTCATTAACAGGTGTGATTTTAAGTACTCTAAGTATACCCTGACCTGGATAATGTTTACTTGGTTTATTTCGTAGCAACATATCTAGAGTATTACGCGTATTCTTATCTAAGTCCCCGTCAGACTCTCGATCCCACGTTGGTAATGCTCCTTTATTCACTTTAAGTACCGTTTCGTATGTGTGTACGCTTTCGTTAAAGTAGCTTTCCTCTTCAAAAGAGATTAGATATTTTTGCCAATCCATTTTATCTAGCATATAGTCATATAGCCTCTTCTTTAGTACTCTGTATTTACCATCCTTTTGATAGAGCCTATACTCAATCTTTCTCTCTCTTTCCAGTTTGTCGACTAAGAATCCATTGTAACCTAGTTCCGTACGTTTACGCTTTAAGTATGCGTCTGAGTATTTCGGTACCAGAAATGCTTGGACTGTAAGGAAGTTGTCCATATTGTTATCCAGATATTCGCCCATTGTACAGACAACTGCATTAGATGTTCCAGGATCGAACGAATATACAGTTTCCAGCATTTTCTTTAACATTCCTGCGTTAGCCTTGTCCATTTCTTGTCCTCCTTTAATTGTAGAGTGCTTAATTTAGCACCCTACCTCACTTAAGCCTAATTCATTTAGATTTTCCACATCCCTGAATGTTTGACTAGTTTGCTTTTTAGCACCGATATATTGGTTAAAGACCTTAATGTCTTGCCAGCCTAACTTTGCCAATTCCGCCACTAGTGTGTCTATGTCTAGAGTGGAGCCTTTAATGTTGATGATATTGATGATGTCTTGTTGTAAATTTGAAGCGTTCATTACTATCCTTTCATTTGCTTATGTTTAGATTATATAGCATTCAATCGCTTATGTCAATAGTTTTCTAAGAGTTCAGAAGAATAATCTTTTGCTTGCATAACAACTCGTGTTTTTTTCCAGGTAACAATATTATGTAGACTAAATTCAGGGGAGCATCTAACACAGCTAGCTATCTTCCTTTTAGAAAGTGGTCCTTTTCTGTATATTTTATGTCCATTTGGGCAAGTACCTACATACGTGAAGATTATGTATGCTTCTTGATTTCCACACGTTTTACCAGTGCCGCCAATTTCAATACATTTTTCTTTCCAGACAGAGTTGTGTCCATCCCATGAATGTGTTAGAGCGTGTGCGATTTCGTGTAATACAACTTCCCTGAGGATTTGTTCATTGTTAACCTCGATTAGTGGCTTGCTAAGTAGAATCTTCTTAGCTGTATAATTACACTGTCCGAATGCCGTTAGTTTTGAATTAAATGCTAATTCCCATGAATCGTCCAGGTGTTTAGCCATTAATTCTCGAGCTAATTTTTCTGCGTCTTGTATATTCATATTCTGTCCTTTCATTCGTTTATGCTTTAATTATATGGCATTATGAATAGAAAGTCAATACTTTTTAGCAAGAATGCAAAAGAAAAGCCCCTATTTAAGGGGTTATTTCTTATTTTTCCTGTTCTTCAGCTATAATTTTATCTGCTTCTTCTATATCTTGTTCATTGAAACCCATTTGTTTTAGCATTCGGTTAGCAAACTCATCTGCTGTTTCATTTTCCGAAATGCTCATTATAAATGGCTTCTGGGCTTCCGCTTGGGGTGTATTTGCCATCTTTAATATCTCCTGTTTTAATTTCCGTAAATGTCTTAAGATCAAAGACTGCTAATTGTTCAGCTTGTTGAGCCTTCTTAATGGTATCTTTACTATATTTACCTACGTGAGAAATGTCTAGATACCATTTACCGTCCTCTGGATTCTTCCAACCTCCAAGGTTAGCATCTGGATGGCGAAGTTTATCTATATTCTTAACAATGAACTTCTTTAACTCCACTGCACCGAGTTTATCTGTACTAATAATTGCCTCACTATTTTTATGAGGGGCAAAAGCTATACCTTCTCGTTTCGTATTGCCGTGAATGTCGATTGTCATACCGCCATTCTTGTTAGCCGAATCTAGAATCTTTCTGATATTGTTCGAACTAACGCCTACGGTACCAGCACCTGAGCCACCTCGTTTACCAGGTCTGCCCAGATGTCCCCAGTTGCCACTTCCTTCACCTCCGTTTAAAAGTAGAGATAAAGCAACTACGGCGTTCTTAATTGCTTGTTGTCTATTCATAAGACAAGTATATCAAATCTATTTGCCCTCTCCTTTCCATCATTTATTATATGGGAAAAGAGTGGTTACGGCAATAGTTTTTGTAAGAAACCTACCCTAGGGGTTATTCGTTAGATTAAGCTGTCTGAATAGTGTATGTCGAGCCATCTGGTCGTCTATATGTATAGCTTTTTAGCCCTTGTGTATTAGTTTTGACTGACACATATTTATGATTAGTTGGAACCATATACACATCAGTTCGTACCTTGGTTTTCTTACTGCCCGAGCTGCCTGTAGTACCCAAGCTTTGAAAGGCTACAGCTGCCACCTTGAACCTGTTATCTGGATGCAATAAGACTTCTGATTCAAAGTTAGTATTAGTACCCATACCCTTCAAATCCATAGCTTTACCACCATATTTAGACAATTTGGATACATACATTCCTTTAGTGTTCTTATCTGCTAGAATATGAAGCCCTACATTGTTTTGACCATATCCTGAAGTACCTTTTTCTTGTACCTCTCCACTGCGGATAGTGGTGCTTGTAGGAGCTTTGTCCTGGTAAATATATTTACCTATCTTTTCAGAGAACTTGTCTATCTTAGAAAAATTACCCTTAGCCGCTTGCTTAGCAAATGTTTGCATATCCTTGTCTGCAAATACTTCTTCGCCGACTCCTCTAAATAGAATTGCATTGTTCCCTAGTGGACGATCAACAGCAGATATCACATCCTTATACGCTTTTTTAACTGCGTCTGAACCCTGTCCAGTGCGAGCATATTTATTCACGTTCTTATATGAACCTTCGCCATACTCTGAGGTGTAGTCAGTGATAGCTTTTTTCTGGTCATCAGTAAGCTCTTTAGTGTGGTCTGAATTAAGAATAGCCTCATAGTCTTTCTTAGAGAAACCCTCTAGCTTTTGTCCATTTTCACTAACATACATATACGGAGTACTTGAGCCTGCCTTAGCTGCTTTTTCATCAAACACTGGACGGTAAAGCACTTCCTCGCGTTGAGCTCCTGTAACTGGATCAGTGTAGGTTCGTTTAATTGTAGGTAGGTCTGAGTAGCTACCTCGCTTAGGCATCAAATCTTTACTGCTAGGAGAGGAGGTAGAGCTATCGCTTGCTCCACCTTCACCACTACCACCCACTTTTCCTGGTCTACCTGCGTGTCCGAAATTACCACTTCCTTTTCCGCCGTTGATAACCATACTAATCGCTTTGATAGCTTGCTTGATTGCCTCATTTCTTTTCATTAACAAACCTTTCCATCTGCTCCATAAGAGTGAATGTAGTAGCTTCTAGGACTTTGTCTGTTTCTGTATTGTAAAAGAATGGTTGCTTAATCTCAAACCTTTCCTCTAGTTTTTCGGCATCTTTAGCCCAACCCTCCCAGAGAAGAGTGGTGCGGACATCAAACTCTTGTTTGTGAGTGATGCACAATTGTTTCATCAGGGCTGAGGTAGCGTTGCCAGTACAACCCTCACATGTTCGTTGAAATAGGACTATCATTAGTCTTATTTTACCACGAAATACGTTTAGAGTTACGTTTGGGATCTCTTTGAGGATTAACTTTTCTATCCCACATCCAACTAGCAATCATAAAGGAATCGGCAACGTCAGGAGAGCGTCCTAGAACTTCTTTCAGTTTAGACTTCTTTATTACTTTGGGTTCTTGGTTCTCCATTTCATAAGTATGAGCTCCAAGTTCTTTTCTTAATTCATTTAGAGTGCTTACATCTTTATAGAGTTTAATAGTACCTGAATCCATGTTTAACATCAAGTTATAGTAACCTTCTGACCTAGATTTACTAGTAGCTACATATTCGGTTAAGTTCCAGCCACGAACACGTAGAGCGTCCCGACAATTGTGAGTAAGCACATTTGGGCACATAAAGGTGTGCGATTCAGTTTCAAAATTATATACAGTGCCTTCAATATATGACTGCTCTATTTCTATAATTCGGCGATAAATCTTATTGCCTCGTACGAAAGCATTCTTTTTCATATCTTTCTGCATGAGCGGTGGTATATCTTTATTCAACTTGCTCCAGGGTTCATTGCGTCTTGACATAACAAACTTTCTTGTAGCGGCAGCTCCGAAAACAAGTGTGTATGATGGTTTACAATGACATACCTTACCGTTTATAGTTTCCACTCTGGCTGGACACATCAATCTCACTGCACCTACAATACCGATAGAATCAAGAATATCTCTGAAGTCCTCTAGTAACTTCTTACTAATTGAACGCATTGACATCTTATAATAAACAGTGTTGCCTGATCGTTTCTCTTCTGCTCTTGTCATAGTTCCATCACTCTCAATATATCCAGCTATCAATTCTCTTTTAAGTGAATGCGGAATATACTTAACCCAGTCGGCTATATTCTTACCACCAGCCTTCTGTCCGAAAGTATCCTCTAAGAAGTCAGTTAAGCCACGACAACGAATTACAACATTATCTACCGTAGGTTTCTTATACTCTGTTGCTTTACGATTAAGTAGATTCTGAGAGATATTCTGTATCTTTTCTAGGTAATACCGCTGTTCTGGACTGAAACAGAAATGAACCTCTCTACTATTTCGTGGACGGTCAGGTCTATTCCGAGTTTGAATCCACCCATCACCCAACCAGTAACCTACTAGCCACCAGAAGTCTTTGTCTTGCACCACATCATTCATTTTAATTGTACGGTTGCTGTTTGTCCAGTAATCAAAATCATATTTAGACAGATCAGGCATTGGTTTTACTTCACTATAGACATTAGGCATTTCCAACCAATCATTCACCTTTATCTGTGAAGCTGGCACGAATGAGTACTGCCCATCTCGTTTTCTAGACGACCAGATAGGATGCTCGCCTGTAAATGTTACTGTCTGACTCGTATTGCCGATCTTTAATTTATATAGCTTTTCTTTAACATTTGTATAGATCTGTTTATTCACTATCCGAGTTGGTAAGCCATTATGATCTATTAGTGTATCTTTTCCATTAACCAATTGGATTTGTTTAGGACCTTTAGTAGTCAATACCAATTCCCCAGCAGGCAAACAACCTACACCAACACCGTTTGATTCCACCGCTATATTCTTAGCATTTGCTTGTTGAAAACCATTTCTTTGAGCAAACTCAATTAATTCATTAGCGATTAAGTAACTTAAAGGCTCTTCACTATTCTTATCCCAATTCAGCTGAACGTTAGATAATTTCTGAGCCACCAGTACGCCATTATCTATTAGAGAAAATGCTGTGCGATCCCCCCCGCCGTCTGAAACATCCACTCCAATCACTTTATTAAAGTTTCCATCATTTTGAGGCAATTCATAAGTTATAGCTTTATCTATTAAGCCTGATTTAAAGAGTGAACTGTCATCATCTGCGTAATCCCAATCTCCATCGAGCAGACGTTTGCGTTCCCTCCTAGGAAGTGTTTTAAGTGTGTCTATGTAGCTTTGTGGAATAAATGGATTCTGATATACAGACATACGGAGGAAACAGCGTTTCATAGGCACTTTCTTTGGAATTTTTTTCTTGTCAGGTCTAATAACCGTTTCACCAATTATCCAGCTTTGGTATTCACCACCACCAAGTTCCATATATGGATCGTAATACTCAGTACGTAGGAAGTTTTGAGATGGGTTACCAGAGAGTACTAGTTTACCAGGCAAGCTATGTTCTTTCGCCATTATGCCACGACCAACACGTGAACGAATAGCATTCTTAGCCTCCAAAGTTACTTCACCAGCCTCTTCAATAAACGCCATATCTAATTCAAGCGAACCGAAACGTGAGAAATCAGGGTCAGATGGGTTTTTCATTAACTCACCAAAAATAACAGTTGATCCATTGTTATACTTAATTTCTCCTAACTGGGCAGAGTAGTTGAAGTCCTGATCCTCTACCAAATTGAACATCTTATGCACTTGACCTAGTAAAGTCTGAATGAATGATTGTCGTAGGGATTTAAGGGTTTTTCTTCCTACAAACAAACGACAGCCAGGGTATTGCCTGATGGTGAGAAGTACCATAATAGCCATCGTAAAAGTCTTGGAACCGCCACCAGAACCACCCATGAAGATTTCAACAGCACTAGGATTTTCAAGCAAACCAATAGCATGACGTTGCTTGTCGCTGATTGTGAGGTTTTCCACTAATCCTCCTCGTCTTTGTCTTTGTCTTTAATCTCTTCTAATGTAGGAGTAGAAACAACATTGAAGCTGATGTTAGCTTTATCGAAGAATGTTTCACCAGCTTCATGTACTACCTTTTCACCGTAACCAATCTTATTTAATAGGTCCACTAAGTCGCGAACTTCCTTGCTAATAGGCTTATTATCTGCCACGGATTTAGCTATCTCTTTAGTAGCACCAGCCACAATTCCAGCAGCTATCATTGAGGCAGGGGTATTGTCAACTATTCCTTGCCATTGACTAGGCGTGCTTTTAAGAATAGTTTTTAAGAACTCTTCATCATTCATCAATTTGCGAACTTTAGAACTGAAACTAGGAGTCTTTTTCCAATTTCCTCGAGGATTAGTTGGTGGCATTCCTTTGTAACCGATAGTAGGAATAATATTCTTAAACCCTCGCTCTGCTGGAGTGAGCAAATCATCAGGAGTGTTTGCAATTCTCTCGATATCTTCTTTACTATACTTCTTCCCCATCAATTCCCCCTCTTTTTGCAAATTTTTATGTTTCTTTGCCTTTTACTTCTTTTAGATTATTTTCATTATCTATATATAAATGATTCTAGATGTATTATAGCATAATTTAAGCACACATAAAGCCCCCTATGAAGGAGGCTCTCAGGGTTTATCCCACTACTTGGTAGGTAAACAGTATAAGTAATGTAGTGTAATCTATCATGGAAGGCAAGACTACATTTTCATTATACTCTATAGATTGTTAAGTGTCAATGCTTTTTCTTGGGTTTTTCGTCGAGAGTTTCAAATAAGGTTAGCACTAGATTCTTAGCTTGTGGATTGTGATTGTTCAATTCTAATAGCCGATTAAGAGTGTCGAGTAATATTTCTCTAGTACCTATTGAATGACATATTTGTTTCATTAAGACAGCTAAGGTTTCCTGTTTCTTCTGCTTAATAGCCTTGTACTCTGGAGTGGATTTATCTAGTGTTTTTAGGGTTTGCATAATAAGTATCGCATGACAGAGATTATCATACAAATTACAATCTTTAACACTAAATTGATTCATGCTTTATTATAACATGTTTTGGCATAAATTGTCTAGTAGGTTAGCTGTTTTGTTCAATAATAGAATCTAGCTCTTCTTTATCAACGCCCATAGCTAGTAGTTCTTCATAATCAATACCGTCTTCAGAGAAATTGATTCTTTCGCTAGGTGTATATGCTTTAGTTTCTTCATTGTAAATGATTGAGTCTATTTTCTTACCGTCAATGTCATAGCAACGGATAAAAGATATTCCACCATCTACAACGAGTGAAACTTTTTTAGTGCCTACAGGTAGGTCATCAATATTAATAAAAGGTGTTTTGATTTGTATTCCAACGGTATCCATAATGGTCTCCTTTTGTGTTGGGTTAAGTTTATCTACTATTATTATATCATAAGGGGTAATACTTCAGAAGTTGTAGGTAAATAATATATAACCGATTCTAAGCTCTTGTATGCGTATTTATCTATTCATATATAAAGTTATGTATAAAAGATAAGAACGCCCGTTAGGGACGCTCTTACGCTGTTTTAGAGTATGTTTATACAGGATTTAGTAGATCATTTACACAAGCCTGCCGTGTTTTTTATCGATTATCCCCTGAGCCTGACAATTTGTTCCTTCTTTGGCGGTCAGCTAACTTTTGAAGGTTAAGGTCTGCAATGTCCTGTAATTTAATATCTAGGTGGTCTGCAAATACTGCCAAGTACCATAAGACATCTCCTAGTTCCTTTTTAAGGTCTTCTTTCATTTCCTCTGTAATAACAGACTCGTTGTCCCTAACTGCTTTCTTAAGCTTTTCCATGACCTCACCAGTTTCACCTGCTAAGCCTAGTGCTAGGTGGAATAGTTCATTTTTACCATTACGGTTAATGGCTGTTTCTAATGCTTTTAGTTGGTAATAGTTAAATGTCATGTACCCTTTCCTTCCTATGTCTATAACCAGGTAAGTTAGTATGTTAACGTTTATTATTTTGTACGAAACTAGCAACTAGTAAAAAGAATATGCCACGCGTCCAGTCACTATGAAAAATAGCAATACAAATGTTAACAATAACTATTAAGTAGACTATAAGGTCAAGAATATCTGACAAGGTTTCTAATAATTTAGTTGTTTTCATTTTCTTCTCTATCCTTTAATTCTTCTATAGTTTTATTCATCGCAACCAAGCCATTCTTCTCATTGTCTATTAAAGAGTAATACCAATATTCAATTGTTTCTCTTTGAAGCTTTTCCATTGCTTTTATGATACTTTCAGAAGCTCTATTATCAAGTGAAGCTTGATAACTTACAAGGTCATCGTATTTAGCGTACCCTTTAGCAATATTAAGTTGAGCGGCTTGTGTAAGAACCCTATATTCGAAGAGGGCTTGATAAATACTTGATCTAGTGGCTTTTGGTAGTGAACCCATTATTACTCCTATTCTTTACGATTGCGTTTCTTATCTCGCAATTCATTCATCCATTCTTCATCTTGTTTAGCTATGTTGTATTCTGAGATAGCTACAAGAATTAGAATTGCTGCCATGATTATTATCCAAATTAACATGTACATTATTATGCCTTCTTCTCCTCGATAAGACCAATGACATCTTTAACTTCGCCTATATGTTCTTTCGAAATAGTTTCTATCTGATTTATAATATTCCCAGCACTGAACTCTTGCCTGCCAGCAGCTTGGTATGCTGTATCTCTCAGTTTTGACCAAATATGAATAAGGGCTATCTCGTGAAGTCTTATGTTTTTCATTGAAATTTTATCATCATAAGTATCTCCGTGAAAAGACACCTTACCAAGGACTTCATCCAGCAATCGCTCTATATATTCTTTATCGAAATTGTCATTCTCTTCCATTTATATATCTCCTCGCATCTTTAGTAATTGAGTAGATGCTCTATCAAAAGGTGTAATATCTCCACTGGTCATTCTCTTGTAATACCTTAATGCCCAAATTCCTAGAAGTTCGTGTCCATATACCGTTATTAGAAAATCAATAGCACACCTTGTAGCTTCTGGTATGTCTTTATTCTGCAGATGAGTTTGTAACTCCGATACGAGTTTATCCTCTGCCTCTTTCTGACGTTTACTGACGGAATCAGCCGCCAATTCTCGTCTTCTTTGGGCTAATTCTTCAATATCTTCCAGAGTTAACTCTTCTGTATTGAGTACTACTCCATCTGTGGTTTTTAGGAAGTTTTTTATCTTATCTTCTTCCATACTTCCCTCCTTTCAATTATATTTTAATTATAAGTGGTTTGCTTTAGAAAGTCAATATTTATCTTTTTTTTCGAAAAAAGTCATAAAAAGTCATAAAAAATCGGAAAAAAGTATTGACTTTTGATTCTTTATGATATATAATAAAGATATAAATAAGAAAGGACAAGCAATGAACAATAATCAAATCAAGGAAGCAACTAAAAGAAACCAACTACTTAACATCACTAATCAAGACCTTAGTCAATTTACAAACGAAGAAGTTGTAAACGCACTAAATAACCTACAGGAAAAGTGTGGAGCATTAGCTTATCACATTATTAAGACAGAAGGTCAATTTTATACGGAATATTCTATCCTTTTTGTAAGCGATCGTGAAGAGGATTGGTCAAAAAGCCAGGAAGATATCAAAAACGGTAAGGTACTTGCTTACATATACAACACTAGTTACGCTCAAGCAAGGTTTGATTATATCGGTATTGAATCAGTAAACGGTGAATTAAAAAGGACTTGGTAATATAATTAAAAAATAAGAAACATCAATGACCTGCCAAATGTCAATAAACTGGGCAACCGGGTACAAATCGTACCCACTTGAAAACCAATTTCCCCACTTGGGAAAAATGGTTTAGAACATTAACAATTCAACCGTAGAACTGGACAGATGACTATTTTTGCCCACCCGGGTCGTCTGTTCAACTGGTAGCACTAACGCACCTTTTATCTTAGAGAAGAAAATTTTGTATGCATATTTTTGTTATTCTAATACCCAAAACAACTATCATTTAGTGCTATCAACTGGCAACATCAGTGTCTAGGTTTTTCATTCACCTATAGAATTGAGTGCAGTGGAAATCGGCTCAATCTGGTGTTGTCAACTGGCTATATAAGTGGCGGAATAGTAGACGCTATATCGACGATAAGTCCTGGTGAACGTGGCTAGGCGGTCGAAATGTTCGGTGACGGGAGTTCCAAATCCGACTTAAAGCAAAGCGACGTGGCATGTGATGTGACTTTACGAAACCTAATTCCCTCGAATGTGAGGAAATTAAAACTCGGCAAATCATCATCTTATATAGTCAATCGGGTGTATAAGACAATTTACAGGTACGAATTAGATGGCTAGACCATTTCACCCAGCAGAGAAGCTGGTAATGAGGTAACTCTCGATAAATCAAAAACTCAACACTTGTCAAATTATCATCTTGTATACCCGTCCAGTTCTGCTGTTGAATAAAAAAAGAGAGGAGTGTTTTACTCCTCTTTCTCGTTCTCTGGAATATAATTCGTTTGTTGATAACCTGCAAGTCCATCCGCAACAAGTAGTTCTAATGCTCTACCTTCAGATACATTTTCATTCTCAGTCACAATCTTCATAGCCTCTTTAATAATTGTTAGCTGATCATCTGTCACCTTAACATTAAGAGTTTTCATTTTAGGTGCATCGTCATCTTCTTTTTGATCGAAGTCCTCATATGCATTATCGAAATCGAAAGCACAGAGTTCTTTAAAATCTTCCATCTGTTTTTCAGAGTATGGTAACTCAATACCTATCTCATTCAATTCTATAGCGAGTGGAGCTAATTGGATTTGATCAAATTGAACACTTACTTCAGCCCAAATAGTCTTTGCTTTAGCATCTTCTTCAGATATAAAACCTAAGTTGTATACAGGAATTTCCTTGTAACCTAGATCTTGAGCTGCCGTAGCTCGTTGTTCACCATCAACAATAGTAAAGCCGTCTTCACCTTCTACTTGGCGAACGATAACTGGCGACATAAATCCATTAAGAGAAATGCTTTCCTTAACTTTTTCATATTCTGCTGTACGTTTTTCTTTCGGATTGTAATCATTAAGATGTACATCTGAAATAGGCACTATACTTACGTTTTTAGGGTTGAATGTGTGTTTAGTAATGTTTGTCATTTGTATTCCTCTCTTTATTCTGGGTGTTTTATCCCACGATTAGCCCACAATCTAGTGACGAAGTGGGCAGCTTTCATATACTCTTTAGCATTGTGCATATTCAACTCTCTATAATTAGCAGTATGAGCCTTCATAAACAGTATATTGTCACTATTCTTTGTTTTTGTACTTTGCACTAATTTATGAGAAGCAGGATCGAAAGTTATAAGTCTTCTATACATTCCACCCGTAAGCCAACTAGTAGCATCTACAGAGTAAAATGGGTATCGTAACCAAGCCCAATAGCCGTTTACGCCGAACCCGTGTACTTTTACGTCTTTACCAATTATTCGGAAACATTTATCTAGGTGTTTTTTCATTAATGGCACATTCATAGAAATAGGCACTAACCCCCCCCCAGAGCAATATAGTCATATTTCTTTACCATACGCTCAAGTTCTGCATAATCACTGCCGTGGTGAAATGTTGGGAGTGGGTGCAAGCCCTTAGATTCCATGTATTCTACATTTTTACGTGTGCCTTCACTATCTCCAATAACATCCAAACCAGCATATGTAGTGATCCATTTTTCATTCCTTTTAATGAAGTTTATATAGTCATCAATATCTATCACTTCACCTTTAGTAAAGGCAGAAAACGCTCCAGAGTCAAGGAATAGGTCTTTACCTAGAAGTCCTCGCTCTTTATGCCAAGCCTGGTAATCTTTTTTCTTAAAATATAAATAACTTTCAAGAAGATTCTTAGTCCCCGTACATTCACTTATCTCTGTGTCTGTGGAGTACCCTGCAAAGTATAGTTTCATTTTACCTCTTCTCGTACTCAATTGGATCTACTGCATTGTTATCCTCAAAAGCCTCTAAGCGTTCAATACAAGATCCACAAGCACCACACGCCTTTTCCTTGCCCTTGTAACAGGTCCAAGCATCTGAATAATCCGCACCAATTTCCAAACCTCTTCGTACAATATCACCTTTACTCATATCTACGTATGGAGCTATTATTTCAACCTTCCAATAGTCTGCTATTTTAGCTACTTCATTAAGTTTTTCAATAAACTCTGGTCGACAATCTGGATAGATATCGTGATCTCCTGAATGAACACCAATTGCCACTTTATGAGCTTGTATTTCTGAAGCTAGAGAAATCGCAATACTAGACATAATTAAATTCCTAGCTGGCACAACAGTACTTTTCATACTGTCCTCTCGATAATCACCCTCAGGAACATCTATATTGTTTTTGGCAATTAAGCTAGTTTTTGAAAGCATATCAGACATAAATGAAATATCTATCAACCTGTGAGGAATGTTTAATTTTTCAGTAGTCCTTCGAGCAAAGTCTAATTCCTTTGAATGTCTTTGTTTGTAAAAGAAACTAACTGCCTCAACCTCATAACCTTGATGCACCATATCATACAAAAGAGTGGTACTGTCTAAGCCACCAGATAAAATGACTAATACTTTCTTATTTTTCATTGTAAAGCTCCTTTAGCCTTTTAATATGTACTCCTAATAAAATACCGTTGAGTAACCAAACCGAGATAGAGGAGATCAGAAAGCCGTATACAACAAATAGACTTGCCCCTACAATATTAAACTTCCTAATATTAATCTCTGACTTTTGAAGAAATGAGATTAATACGAATAAAGTAGCTATTAAACCGATTAATTCAACCATTATTTAAGCTCCTTAGCTTTTGCTACAAGTCGAGTGGTGATTGGTAAAAAGATAGCCTCAAATAGAGTTTTAGTGCTTGCTTGGATAACAATCATTGATAACATTACACCTAATGGCAGTACGCCTGAAAACATAATTGTAACGAAGAAAATGCTATCAGCAGATTCACCAAAAATAGTGGACAACACTGCACGACGTTTAAATTTCTCTTCGCCGTGTTTTTTATGCATGTAATCCATAACCTTTGCATTGACAAACCCTCCCATTAAGTATGCCGCAAGGCTAGCTACTAAGGCTCTGAAAGATGTACCTAAGATAGTTTGATATGCTTGTGCCGTGCTAATCATATAGTCTGGAGCGGGAAGAGTGTTTGCAAGCCAGTATAGAGCAACGGCTATTAAGTTTATAACAAACCCTAGCCAAATTATCATTGATACTTTTTTAAAGCCATAAACCTCAGCTAGAATGTCGTTAACAATAAAAGTAACAGGGAATATGAATACTCCTGCAGTTAATGTTAGCCCCCAGAAACCTAGATCGAAAACTCTTCCTGCTAGGATGTTAGAAAGCACTAGAGCTCCAGCGAATACGCCAGATAAAAGGGCTAGTAGTGTTGATTTATCAAGTTTATTTTTCATTGCCTCTTCCTATTTATTGATCATTGACAGGAACTCTTGTCGTGTATTTAGATTGTCTTTGAATACTCCTGTTAACTTCGTGGTAATTGTGTTAGCCTCTGAACACTTTACTCCACGCCAAGCCATACAACCGTGAGTAGCTTTCATATAAACTGCCACACCAAGAGGTTTCAACTCTTTTTCAAGAATAGTGGCAATGTCATTTGTGATTTCTTCTTGAACTCCGAAACGCTTTGAAGTTTCTTTAACACATCTAGCAAGCTTAGAAAGTCCTACAATTTTTTCACCTGGGACATATGCAACCCAAGCCTCACCCTGGAATGGGTATGTATGATGGGCACAGCTCGAAATGAATTTAATAGGACCTTGCACCACCATTCCCTTGTCTTCTTTATCTGGATTGTCAAAAGATGTATAAGAAAACTCTTGTGGAGTTGTCATCTCTTCCATTGCTTTAATGTAACGTTCTGGCGTTTTTGCCATATCAGGACGAATTTTACTTTCACCCTTAGATAAGTATTCCAATACCTTGTCCATGCTCTGGACTGCTTCTTCTCTCGTAACCATATTAACTCCTTAATTTTACCACGGCTGAACACTTAGTAGTTTCTTCAACCTTTACTCTTACTAATTTCGCTCCAGTTCCTTGTAATTGCTCTGGACCAACCACATTCAATAGATGAGCACCTATATTTTCCGCTGTAGGATTGAATGGAACAATGCATACACCATCTGGAGTAGCTTTTTCAAAGAATCCTCGATGAGGATCCTTCTCCCAAATTAAAGTCTTGTGATCGTAATTTTCCTCAATCCAATTACATAGAAGATTTCCGATTATACCGAAATCCATAACCATTCCATCTTCTTTAACTTCACCCTCAACTGTAAAGTGAATCACATAATTATGACCGTGATAACTTCGTTCACATTTTCCACCCTGACCTATAACGCGATGTCCAGCACAGATTTCATGAAACTTGGTTGCTTGAACTGTTGTATCTTCGTACATTTATACTCCTCTTTTATCACCCCAGCGATTAATATGTTCACGTGTACTGAAGTTCATATTTAATGTCTGTGCTAATTCTTTTACTAGTGGCTCAGTTTCGGCTAGTTCCTCTCTTGTTCTGCCGAGAGGCATTAAGAATACTCGATCCGCAGGAACTTCATATTCATCTAGAAGTGTAAGGATTTCTTCCACATCCTGTTCACTGGATACTACAAACTTAAAGTCTGCATTCGGTAATTCTGTAAACTTCTGCAGGGCTTTTGCCTTGATCCGTCGTCTTTCTGAATCGCCAGAGTTACTCAATTTCGGTGAAACATTCCATTGATTTACTAATTCAGCCATTTCGTCATTTGGGCGAATAGTTCCATTGGTTTCAATTTCCACATAAAAATCAGGATTTTCATTTCGCAATTTCTTTATGAAAGCAGGTAGAACTCTTTGTTGTAATAGTGGTTCTCCTCCTGTTATAACGATATGAGGTTCATCATAGCTCTTTACAGATTCAACTAGACTGTCTATTGACACTTGAGTTTGGTTTTCTGCTCTATCGTAAACAACACCATCCTCGTGTTGGTTGGCTTTACTCTGTGTGTAGCACCAAGATTGTGGGCTATCACACCAGCTACATGCAAGTGAGCATTCGCTTAATCGACAGAATACGACATCTTGACCAAGGTTTCGTCATTCACCTTGAATGCTATGAAAGATTTCAGGCTGTCCATTTAAGACAGTCATTTTTAATGCTTCTTTTTCAACTCCTATTGGAGTAATAGGTATAAATTGTTTTTCCATTTCCCCTCATTCGTTTTAGTTTTGACTATTAGATAGAAAGTTTTAGTTTCCAAGGGTGAAACTCTTTTCTGGATACATTATATCAAATCAGATATCTCACCCTTGACAATTGAACTTAAAAAGGTATATCGTCTAGAGAAACAGGCTCGCCCATAAGCTTTTCAGCTTGACTTGCCGCTACAGAGTCGGAATCTCGTTTTTCAATGAATTGTAATTCACGAACTAAGACTCCAAGTTTAGACCGTTTCTGCCCGTCCTTTTCCCAACTTTCCTGCTCTAATTCACCAACAACCAATAGACGTTGCCCCTTGCCTACATATTTAGACACTAATTCACCAGTTTTTTCCCAAGCCTTACAATCGATGAAATTCGTCTTATCTCCGAATCCGTTCACTGCTAGGGTGAAAGAACAGATATTCTTTCCTGAGGCTGTGGTTTTTAATTCAGGATCTTTAGTTAGCCTGCCCATTAATGTTACGTTGTTAAAATCTTTAGCCATCTCTATTCCTCCTTGGCTTAATTTAATACTATATCTATTATACCTTTTTTTCTGATTTTTGGGAAGATTCATTCAATTTCTTGAGTGCTTCTTTGTAATCGCTGACGGCTTTTTCAGCACGGCTTAATTCCAGCTCGTAGTAAGCTTTAGTAACTGCATCACGATCTAGATGTTTAGCTGAAGCTTCTAGTGCAAACAATAAGTCTTCTACGCTATCTTTGGTCCACATTAACGGTTTAAGCGATTGATGAGGTACATTGATTTGTGCTGAATAGTAAATTTTCTCTCCACCATCTAATGAGCTTTTAGAGGCTTGCACAATCCATTCTAGCTCTTTATCTTTAAGCCGTTTTGCAATCTTCTTAAGTAATTTTTCTGCTTTTGTAAATTCTTCTTGTGTCATAATTAATTATCCTTACCTTCTAAGTATTCAACAATCTTATTTTTAATATCCTTATTTTCAAGTATCACTTGACAGATCAACTCGATTCCTCGCATTGTTACTACACCAGAGTCATTAATAACTCGGTGCTTTTTAAGCAGAGCAGTTTCCTTGTCTTGTTGACTTTCTACATACTCTCGTGCAAGTGTTTTGCTTGATTCTTGACATGGACATTCTTCCATATATTTTTCCTCCTTGTTACTGTTTATAATTTTAACTAGACTTTTACCATTGAAAATAATACTATCAGCTTTGCAATAACGTAAAAACTCATCATCAATCTTAATGTCAATTGCTTCCATTTCTAATACCATAAACCCCTTATATTTTTAGCTACCCAGTGGATTGCCCATTTCACCTCTTGTAATTGTCGCTTAGAGGCAGGCTCGCAGGCGTAATGTATATTTTCGTATTGAGATAGAGCTTTGTATGCACGCTCCATTTCTGCTTTATACTTAAGGTCCTCTTCTTTAGCTGGAAAAACCTCGTGTTGTTCGTCTAGCCATTTTAAATGCCACTTTAAGTGTTGGGCTAACATATCACAAATGGTTATATCTGAGTTCCAAGCATCTTTGGCAGGAACTATACCTTGTTTTCGAAGTCTGTTTGCTTTAATATTTCTTGGACAATTCTTAACCCATTTCCAAGCTCTATAGATTGGACTTGGTATTCGATCGAAAAGCCACCAATACAATTCACTATGTTTTTTCATTTTTCTCCTTTACGTGTCCTATATTTAAAAATCATCATACGGGTTACCAACTTGTGCTACTCTTAAACCTAATTCACGCCACATATTGCATACTTTAGGGCGATCATCAATTACACCTAGTACTGCCCAATTATTCTCGATATACTTTTGGTATAATTCTTTCTTAACAATATCATCAGGTCGAGTGTCGCCTTCAGCCCGCATGAATAAGTGTTTGTAATCGAACATATTTCTACGTAGCCACGATTCAGTATCTTTTCTTGCATTTTCACTTCGCCCAGACATAATAATCACATCCAGGTATTCATGCATATCGGCGGTTGAAATAGCGTCTAGTAAAAATCCTACAAACGGATCAGGTGTGTCCTCTCCTACTCTTTTCATATCGTAAAAACTTCGCCCTGAGGTATTTATAGCTAAAGTTCCATCAATGTCCACTAGAATGGCTCTACGCAATTTCCACAGAGGGTAACGCTCTAATTCAGCAGGTTTATATGGCTTTATCCACCTGTAATACATTGAATAAATAACATTCTGACCTACGCTATTCGGACGCTTTAGATCTCGCTCAATACAGGTTTTAATTGGCACTTCCAAAAATGAGGTGTCTTTTTCAAACCTGATATTAAATTCACGAGCAATTGCACGAATAGACCGTTCATGTATAGGATTGAGATTGGTGTCATCTACTACCACATTTTTACCCTCTTGTAAGGCTTGGCGAATAAGAAAGTTGCGGGTTCGAATAACTTCCTTTTCTTTCTTTCTAGTGTAGTGTTCCATATTCGCACGAATATCATCTTTACAGATTCGTACCCAGCCCTCTTTTTCAAGTTCTTTGGCTTTTGTAGTTTTTCCTGACGCTGGAAGCCCAACGTGCATTCTAATTGTTTGTGTCATTTTTGTTCTCCTTTTTAAAAACTATCGCCTGAGGTAGAACCATATTTCTAAACCCAATTCTACGTAATGCGATTCCTCTCATAAGACCAGAGTTTTGATCTAATAAATAATTACTTATAGTAGTTAAAAATACAGGTACTGGACAAGTATCCACAGACATAGGTTCTTTTATTGGTGAGTCTTTTATTGGTTGAGGATTGTCATCGTAAATGTCTGTAACATAATATTTTTCTCCTTCACAATACGGAGATATGAAACCGTATCCTTTTGTGTATAGTGAAGCTTGGTTCAGATGGTAAACTACATTATCTTCTAAGGTATAGTTAGAATCTATCCAAATTAATCTAGTGTGTGGGCTAAACCTATTGAAACAGGTAAATAGTTTACTTTTAGACTTTAGAAATATCTCTGTTGACCAGTAAGGGATTCTTTTCTGTAACTCTTCAATCTTTTCTCTTAACTGAACCAATTGGTTAGCATCGTTGCTCATAATAAATACATGACAATCACCTCTTACCTGATATATATCTGAAAAGAGTTGAAAGATGTCTTCTAATGAATCTCTTTTATGTATTTGAACAACGAAAACATAATCCATTATCTACTTGACTTCCTCTTTTTGGTTCATAATTTCTTGGTAAGCTTTTTCATATTGGTCCAATCGGAAAGTGCCTTCTTCAAGATTATTGTTTTGTGCTATTAAAATAGCTTCATTGATATCTTTCATCCGACATACTCCACTTAATCTAGCACGAATAGCTACATCTTCATCATCTGTAATGACAAAACTTAAATTCTCATACATTTTTGGATCATCAATATCTTTAACTTTATCCAACTCTACATGACTTAATGTCGCTAAGAACGGAGATTTATATCCATAAATACGAAACTTTACGTGACTTAGATCCGCTATAAGTTGCTCTGTAAAACCATCAAGTTCTTTACCATAAATTAAGAATCGAATATGGTCTGGCTTTTGCATAACATTCTTGAAGAATGCTTGATGATTAACCGTTTTCATATCTCTATTCTTGTCCACCTTTCTAACTAGTAAATTGTTATGCTTCAAGTATAATGTATTGCCCATAAAAAAGCAAGGGAGTGCTTCTCTCCCCTGCTCGTGCCACAACACACACTAGTCTTCTGACAAGATTTGTAGAAGCATATACTTCTTCTCTTGTCTATTTAATAATAATGGATACGGCTTAAAAAGTCAATCGTCTTTTGAGTTTTTAGCCTCTTCTAATTCCGATTCTAGTATTTGTAATACTTGATTGACGGTTTTATCATCCATACAACATCACTCCTTTGACACTTTATTTTAGTATATCAATTCGCAATGTTTCGATAAAATGATTTAAGTCTTCCGTGATAATCCAGCTCTTCTCTTTCTTCTTTGGTAAGTGGACGAGTAACATATCCATGACAATTCCGACACTGAACTTGAATTGCATTAACTTGTGTTCCAGTTTTTCTGTACGCTTTAATAGAGAACTCTGATTGGTGCATACAACGTGGACAGATATCTTCTCTCCCTGCTGACAATGCTCCATTCGGATGGTTGGTTGCAAACGGTAGAAGTTTCTTATAAATCTTTTCCAATAAATCTACGTCACCAATGTTATAAATTTTTAATTTTTCCCAAGCCTCCTCATTGTTATGAATTAAACAATCATACCAAACATCATGATTTGTGATAGCCGTTTTCTGACCTACACCTAGAAGCTGTCCAAGGTAGTCTAGTTTGTTATTATCAAGCTTGAAGTATCTCCTAGCGGTTTGTAATGTACAAAAGGTTTTATACCAACTCGCAGGAGTTAAGCCATGTCTTAAGAAAAAGGCGTTTGCCATCTTTTGATCGAATTTAACATTGTGGGCTACAAAGACTTCGCATTCATCAATGAGATTCCACAATTCCTTTACTAGTAATGAATCATCACCTTGTTGTACGGTTGCTCTATCATGTAAGGTTAAGCAATGAGTTTCTTTTTCCCCTAGCCATTTCCACGCAAAAGATAATAGTACAGGCGGTCGCTCAACTTTTATAACATTTGTTTGCCACTGACCATAGGAGTAGCCTAGCGTCGGGCTACAGTTGCCAGTAACCAAGACTTTTTGTCCACCTTTAACGATTATCATGTGAGTAGGAACTTCAACGCAATAAACAGTTTCATCAATTTGTCTTACTGACTTCTTAAAGCTACGAATATCCCCCGTGTTAGTTTCACCTATAGTTACCTTGTATCCCGATCCATTTCTACAATAAGTAGCCATCTTATTGTTCATAACCGCTACATCACGAACGAATTCAATATTATCCAATTGTCCGCAAGAGTAAGAAATCTGTCTAGTACCAGAGGGGTATATTCTAATGCTTCCATCCCATAGAGCAATCTCTTCAATGAAGTCTTCACCACATTCACTTACCCTAAACCAGGTATTCAGACTTTTTGTCATCTGGATTGGAGTATATACTGAAAATACAGTATCTAGTTGTCCTGTTTTTCTATAATGACTTGTTTTACGCCATCGCAAGTCTGTTTGAGTCAAGATCTGCTCCATTCGCTCGATCTTACGAGGCTTTCTAAATGTCATAGTCCAGTATGCAAGTGGTTCACCTAGTTTATCAAACCTTCTAACCCCTTCATTTACTCGATATCCATCAGCTTGTAGAGCAATTGCCAGTCTGTCTAGAGCAGATAATTTCTTAGTCTTCTTATTTTGTCCAGCAAACATAGTAATCCCTGTATTCGGAGATTCTTTAGCTAGGTATGTGAATATCTTACCCGAGCTAGTGCTTCTAGCTACCATTGTATGGTTTTCAGTGGTAGTAATAGTGCCCATCTTAGTCTTAAAATCAACCACATTGCCGTTATAGTGCTTCTCTATCTTGCGTGTAGGCTTTACAAATGTGATTGTTCCATCTTCGTGGTATTGAGCCACCTTTTCATCTTTGAGTTTGTCAAAACGTATAAAACCGTCCTGTGTAAGTACTTCTGTGCTACCTACGAAACATTCAAGGTCCACCATAAGCACTTTAGCCTCACGCTCAAAACTCTTATATTGTTTTTTATCAACTTCTTGATTTGTTTTTTTCACAAAACCCCCTCCTCACAGGGATTTAATCACATACTTGAAATTATGTCAAGGGGTTTTCTATATTTTCAATAATTATTTCTACTCCGAAATTCTTTGAATCGAAACCTACCAGCTGAGCTTCTAATTTTTGGACAGTTAAGCAATTATCATCAGTTATTATTTTTGAGTCTTTTAACGTATCAAGTAAGGTACTTATAGAATTGTCTAAATCCTTGTGTATGCGAGTTTTATGAGTAAATAGGAAAGTTATACTAACTGGACCATTAAATCGCGGTAGAGAGGCTCTAAACGCCAAACTAGCACCCTTTTTCCATTCCGTAACTTTACTATCTGTCACTAGAATAGGTGAACCAGTCCGTCTATTGCGGAATATCCGTTTTGAGTTCTTTTGTGATGGCACTGAGCCGTGTAGAAACATTTTTGCTTTCATAATAAAACCCTTAAGTGGACACTGGTGAGGCAACCTACTTCTAGGCTTACTCACATAAAGACGGTGTGCAATAGTTTTGAATCTGTTCTCACTTTACTTAACCGTCCGTCAATCAGCAACTATTTCTAGCATTTAACCCCTTTCTCTTAACAATACTCCAGGGTATAGGATTTCTCCTGCCGATAGGTTTTCGCCTTGCACCCAGCGTATTAAACTACAGTGCCCGCTAAAAAGTTCTATATTAAAGTTCTACGAGTTTATCGCCTTTTA